CCCCTGCTGTTGCAAGTTTGATGCCTATTCTGCCGCTTGTTGAAGTTGCAGCACGTGTATCAATCAGAGGTGTCCAATCATCTGTAACGGTAACCAACCGATCTGCGTTGTTTACATCAATGATATTGACATTGCCGGTGCCTGTTACTCGTTTAGCGTATATGAGGTTTGTGTACGTTGTACCGTTTACTACTGTTGTGGGTGTTGTAAGGCTGATAGTACCATTATTGGCTGTTGCAGTGAGTTTGTAGGCGTTTAGACCTCCTGCTGGGTCGGCAAATCCAGTAACTTCTTTTAATGAAACTTCATCAACTTCAATATAAGCACCTGCTAACGCAGTTGAATAAAAATTAATTGTTGTTGATGCGCCTATTACATACATATATCCCTCCCAAGATATCGCATTACCTTCGTTTACTGGAATTGTCTTATTATACCATATACTAGCATTCCCTGAATTGATGGCAGTATTTGACCTATATTTGAATGATACTTTATATAATTTTCCAATGACTAATGAAGCAATAACTCGCACAAATGCATTGTTTGTAACCGCAGTTCCTCTTTGAGCGTTTCCTGTAAATCCATTACCTGTTACAATACTTCCAGTAGTTGCATCTCCACCAGCTCCCATTATTACACCATCAGCGACACCATCACCATTTGTATCTACCCAATCTGTTTGACCAATACCCCCACAATTTGTTAACATTTCAGACTTAGCAGCAGTAGGATCACCCTCTGGATAAATATTTGATTTAACCCAGTTTAATGTAGTAAAATGAATAAACCTACTTACCAAATTACTCGCCTGCGGATTCACTCTGATACCTTTAACTCCTGCAACGGTATCAATCACAGGCACGTTTGCTGCAACTGCTTCAAGTGTGTTTTCGTTGAGTTGTACGGAGGCTGTGGCTCTGCTTACTGTAAAATTATCTACAATATTATCCTTATTAAAAAAGAATAATTTACCAGCTTTATAACCTAACTCTGTATTACAAACAAGTGTAGCACCTGTATTATTAACAATATCCTCTGCTGCTTTAACATCATCAATATTTACATTAATAGATTCAGTAGTATTTAATATATCACGATATTGATATGATTTAGAATACTTACTTGCAGCTAATTTAAGCGATGTTAAATCTCTATTAGTAGGAAATACATAAGCTTTATTATTAATGATAAGGGTTTTAACATTATTAGCAATAGCTGGATATGAAATATTATCAGTGGTTACAATTAACTCTGGTACACCATTTTTATACGTATAACGTGGCTCATTTGCTGCTGCTGGTCGCCAAGTGCCGTCAGGGTTTTGGGTGTAGGCTGTTGTACCTGCTCTTACTACTGATAGGTCACCATCTCCATTAGAAGGTACAGCACAATAAATTTTCCCTACTTTACTTCCAGAGGGAAACATGGCCAAAGTAGGCTTTATTCCTGCTTGACCCAATTCATTTAAATAACTCTCTAATTGATCAAGAACCTGAACAGTTCCTGAATCTGCTATAACTCTATCCTTAAAAATAGGTACAAGAGAATTACTAAATACTTCGTTTGTATCTGATCTTACTATCATGCGTTCTTTATTAATCTTATTGGTAAACCTATAGTATTAAGTTCTCCACTATCACTTGTCCAGAAACCACTTAATTCTTTTTCTCCCACATATACTCCGTCTTCACGGATAATCCCTATACCAAGCAAGGTTAACCCTGATTCGTTTGTTCCATTATCATCATTCCAATAATCTGTTCCACTATACTTCAAATCATTACCATCATTAGAAACGGTAGTTAGTAAAGTATTAACCTCAGCTTCAGTTGGAATATGCCATCCAAAATTAGCCAAAGCCATATCTAAGGCTATTAATTGCATTGCATACTTATTATAAATCTTACCTGCCCAGCTTCCGTTATCAATATCATCATCAGGGTATCTCCAAGCTGCTGCTGCTATCAACGCTGCATAGTTCTTTTGAGCAGTACTACCTTCTGTAGCTGCATAAACTGTAGCATATGTTTCAGCAAGTGTAGCCCATGTAGCAGGAATATCAACTTCAATAATATCATTGCCTTGTGGAGTAGTTACAATTTCTAAATTTCTACTTGACCAAACCTGTGTTCCAATTGTAACATTTTCAATTTCAGAATATATACTTTGTAAGAAAGCAAGTAGAGCATTTTGTTCAGCTGTAGTTAGACTTCTATTAAAAATTGCATAAAATCTAATATGACCATTAAATTCTAATTCATTTAATGTTACATCAGAAACTTCTTCTATTACTAAACGATATTTACCTCCATCTTCATCGTCTGTATCAATAAACTTAACTATTGTATAAGTATCTTCTTCTGAAACAACTATATCTGTATATTCAAATATTCTTGTTTCTCCATTAAGATTAACTATAGAAGGAATAGAATTAGGAGCAAGTCCTCCTACTAATCGAGGTTGATCATTTTCTGTATCTTGAATAGCATTATTTTTATTTAAGGATAATTTATCTTGATTATCTCTTGTTACAGATAAATCTACCCAATTACTAATATATTTATATAAACCACTTGTTCGTAAAACATAAGCAGTTTTAACATCTAAAAAAATAAGACTATTTTCAATTAATTCTTTTAATTCTTGATACATCTTAGAAAGTATTATATATTTTACAAATAGCAGATTTACTATATATAGTAGCATTTAAAGACTTAGCATAGGTTATATATAATTGACATAACTCTCTACTTTCTCTTACTGTAATAGAGTTATTAAATATATAAGAAGTTCCTATTCCTATAGCTTTCATACTATATTAGTATTTAATAAAAGGACAACGAAGTAATTGAATATTTCCAGATGTAAGTTCTATTGCTGTTATAATCTGATCTTTAGCAAATAGAAAAGGAAATCCACCAGGAATACCATCTGGAAAAGTAGTATCATCTAAACCATAGTCTGATAAATCTACTTCTGTTCCATTTATATCTAAAGAAGTAATTACTATATTACTTAATGTTACAAAACCAAAATAACTTCCTGTAACTTCTCCAGACAATGCTCCAATACATACAAATCCGTTATCGGAACTAACTCTATCTAATATATTACTCATTGTTTTTATTATTAAGTTTTGAATATCCTTCTACAATCTTTTGAAATACTTTAGGCATAAAAGCTAATGTTCCTACAATAAGCAATGCCCAAATATTATAACTATCTTTTATAGTTTGATATACACACATAAATCCAAATATAAACCAAGTCATAAAAGATAATAAACGCATCATAGATAAATCTCCATGCTGATCTTTTAAAAAACCATCATAATAATTACTTGATGCCATTATTGCTGAACTTGTTGTTGTTGTACACCACTATTAATTGCATACCATTGCATTATATATTTAGCAGTTGTATCTACTAAAAATGGATGCATAGATACAGGTAAATCACTATCTATATCTTGTTCCCTATTTACATCAACAGGTTCTTTAATATAAGATAGTTTAATTCCTGATATATTAAATTTAAAATCGTGATAAACTTGTAATTTATTAGCAGCTATTGTAGCAATAGGACTACTTGATACAGAACCATAAGATTGTTCTAAGAAGTTTTCAACATCTTGATATTTAACAAGTCTATTGTTATTAAAAGCAATTTCATACAAAATTGTACCTCCTGCCCAAGTTATAGTAGCAGAACTTGTACAAGTAAATATCTTTCCTACTGTATTTAAAACACTACCTCCAATACCACTCAAATCAGTAGTTCCTGCTACAGATACAATATATTTTTTACCTTTTGTTAAAGTACCTGTTGTAATAGGTTGCCCAGTTGTAATTAAACTCTGACTGGATAAATAAGCAAAATAACCACGATTAGTAATTGGAATCAATGATGTACTTCCTGCCCAAGTAGGCAAAAAAGTCAATCTTTCATATCTAACATTTACATCAACAGGTAATGTACCACCTGCTGTTGCAGTAAATACAGTTCCTGGTAAATTATTAACTGCTCCATAACTAGCAGGAGTAGAACTTCCAGGTTCAATTACTTTATAGGTTTCACCAATTTTTACTGTTCCTCCACTTGTTAAATCAGTAGGCAAACAAACAAATGTTTCACCTGCTACAGGAGCGGATTTATAACCTACCTCTGTTAAGTTTGTAGTACCTTCAACTACAACTTTATAAGTAATATCCTTATATAATATATCAGAAGTTACAGCAGTCATTGTAATAGGAGTAGGTAATACCCCAAATACATATTTATAACCCAAATTTTCATTGAGTGCTAATTCTGTATCTACTATATAAAATTGTAAAGTTTCATAATACTTCAAAATATCAGCATAAGTAACAATATTAAAAACAGTATTCTGTTCTTTCAAAATAGCTGCTCTAACTAATTCTTTAGTAGTAACACTAAGGAAATAATCTTTTTCCTCTTTTTGAAGTTTACCAAATATATTAGAATTAGCCCTTTGCAAAGCTAAATCTAAACCTATGTGCATTTGTGGTATATTCATATTTTAAGAATTAAGAGAAGGGGTTGTTAGCCCCTTCTCAAAATTAGATTTAATTAAACAATAATTGTTCCTAAGTTATCTAAAGCTGCAATTACACCACTTGCTCCTGACGGAACAGCAATAACCAGTTTAACTGGAGCTTTCTTTGATTGATTAGCAGCATCAGTATTCGGCACTTCACTTGTAAATACATAAGTAGTGTATGTAGTAGCAGCAACAATTTGATCAGAACCAGTCCAAAGCAAATCTTGATATTCCATATACTGTTGATTACCATCTCTACTTGCAGTCTTGCCATATTCTTCAAGAATTTGAGCAACTGTACCAATGCCTTTTACATTAGCAACAGCAGTAGTAGAAGCTGAATCATATGCTCCATTTACTTCCTTATTGTAAACAAGGTCAGCATCTTTCAATACCCCATCAATATGGAAAAGGGCAAAATCATTTCCAGCAGTAATAGCAGTAAATTTAATACCAGTAGCATTAGTTGTATCATCTTCAACTACAGCATTTACTATTCTCAACGAATCAGCATTAACCAATGCAGCAAGTTTAACAATAATATTTTTAGCTGTAAGTCCAGTAAGCAAATCACCAGATACTACTGTATATTCATATGTTGTCATACGACAAGTATCATAATGAGGTTTACTTAAATCAACAATTCCAATTCCTACAACCTGTCCAACACTTAAAGAAGATGGAAGATTAAGAGAATAAGCATTTACATCATCACTACCTAAGTATTTAACTGCTGCTACAGGAGCAACATATACTTGTTTAGCATAAGTAGTCTTACCTTTAAACAAAGGAAAACTTCTTTTTGTAGCACCGGTAGAAAGTTTGGTATATAATTCTACAAAGGGAATACCATTTAAGTTGGATGCATTATGAGCAACAAGTGCTCCTACATTACTAAGAATAGCAATTGCTCCATCACTTAATGTATCTAAAGCCCAAGCACCAGCAATAGTGCTGCTACCATTATAAGCATAGGCAACATTTTTTCCTATAAAAAGATCATTCATTGTAAGTTAATTTTAAGTTGTTGGTAAACCTTTATATCTTGCAGTTAAGTCAGATATATGCTGTTTATTTTTCTCATTTGTGATATAAGCAACTGCTTCTTCAAGAGTATTTCCTAAAATCAAAGAAGCATCTACTCCATCAACAATAATCTGAGTATTCTCCAATCTTCTCAAAATACCAACTGAAATAAGTTTTTCCAGTCTAGCAATTGTTTGAAGATTTTTATTATTAGCTACAGAAATAAATCTTACAGGATTTTCAACACTGATTCTATTCAATTCAATATCTTTATCCCTCGAATCCATTCCTTTAATAACATTACCTAAACCAAACACATATAGAATATTTTCTACAGCTTCAGGGGATTTAGTTACATCTAAGAAAGCAGTCATTCTATCTCTTTCGAGTTTAATTTCTCTATCCTTAGCAGCTTTCAATTCTTCTTCTGAGTGTAAATAAAATCTAATATTATTTGACTTATCTAATAACGAATACTCATTTGCTACATGAGAATATACTAAACAATATCTATATAAGATATAGTCTGCAACATTCAGGGGAGTACCAAATTTATATTTCTGTTTTTCTAAAGTTTCAATCGAATCATATTTAGATTTGTAAGCAATATTAATAGCTTTTTCAACCAAATCAGGACTTCCAAGCTTTTGAGCAGATTCTATATCACTTTTAAACTTAGTTACAATATCTGTGTATTGTGTTTTAAAGTAATCAGATATATCTTGATTTGATTTAATTTTCTTACCTTCTCCTACACCTTTATTATAGGCATCAATGTAAGGAACTTTGTTAATGTTATCAATACCCCATTCAAATCCTATTTCTAATGTTTTTCCTCCAACTGGAATATCTTCTGATAAACTATCCCAATAATGAGCTAATCTGGTATCCCATTCAGGACTTGTAGGACTAAAGCCTAAAATTTCAGGCATCAATACCTTCATTTCATCTGAATTAGAAATTATCTTTTTAGAAGCAGATAGGCTTGAACCTATAGTTCTAACTGTTTCGACAAATACATCTTTATTTTGAATAGCGTATGCAGAATAAAGATTCTTCCAATAGAGAAAAACAATTTTACTTTCAATCATTGTATTACATTATTAAGTTATATTCTTTTATATGTTATGAAGTTAAGGGGAGTTTCCTCCCCTATATATTAAGCAACAAATTTTAACCAATAAGAAGTCATATAATTGCTCATATTAATACCTTGAGAAACAATTACTTCATAAGATGCCTCATCAATTTTAGTTGAAATAAGTTTATCACTTGCAAGAGCACCCCAAGCACCCGGAAGAGGACTCATTCCTTTGTATATACCTGTAATAATCTCACGACCTTTTTCGGCAACAAGTTGAATATTCCTTTCGCCTCCGTTAGTTATAGAGAAATCTAACAGGAATAAATCATAAGAACTATGAGGTAATCCTTGATACATATTACCATTAGCCCTATCCAATTCAGCATAAAGACCAACATCAAATAACCTTGAAGGTTTAAAAGTTATAATATGACCATCAATAGTTTTATATTGATTAAAATATTTACCATAACTTAGGAAGCCATCTTTACCAGAAGTAATTTCTTCAATACCAAGCTTTTCATAATAACTATTACCACGAGCAGCTTCTTTTACAGCATTGTTAAATTCTCTTGCAGCACCTTTACCACCAACAAGAACTAATTCCATAGGAGTATCATCTACCCTATTAGAATAAATCTTATTGATAATAGAATCAATCTTAGATAAAGTTAATTTACCATAAGTTTCAAACTGACCAGTAGTATAAAGAATATCTTTAATACCTGCTCCACGAGGCAAAGGTTCTCCTGTTTGTTCATCTTTATTAAAGATAACTCCATTAGCATCTCGGTTATAACGACTATTCCAAAGCTCTTCTTCAAGAAGAATCCTACGATCTATTTCAAATAATTTCATTTCAAATGGCATCCAAGCACTCATTGTACCTTTCTCACCACTTTCAGTTACTGTATCAAGTTCAATGTTAACTACTTTGTTAGCAATGTTACCTGCAATTTGTTTACCAAAACGATAAAGTCCAAATTGATTAGTCCATTTACCAGGTGACATACTATTAGAAGTAGTACCATCCGATTTACTTGCAGCTATAAGAGGAGCACCCATTACCCATGCTTTTCCTCCATTGAAGTTATCAAGGGTAACATATGAAGAACTATTGCCAGTTAAAAGAATAAGCCTTACTCTAAATTTATTAGAAGCAAGTTGAGTAGGATTGCCTTGAATACGGCAAGTAAATTCTTTATCTGGTGAAGTAATTGTGTAAAATCTCTTAAACCAATCATCTTCAAAATCTACTTCAAATACACTACCTCCAAGACCTGGCTTAGTATTACTGGCATTAGCAAGACCAACAACTTTAGATGTATGTTTCATACGACCCATAACATTCCATACGTATTGGCTATCATTTACAAGTTTTGGAACAATAGAAGTAAACCCTTTTTGTCCTTCTGTTAAAGACATAAGAGTAAGCATATCTGAATCTTTACCGTAAAGGTAAGTAAGTCCGTTACTTAAAGTAACAGGGTCTATAAGTCTATTTTTGTATAATACATTCTGGTCTGTATATTCTTCAGAATTATATTGTACGGTTTTAATCTCACGCATTGTTGTAATTAATTTAATTAACTATTTCTATTTGTAGGAAGAATAATCCTAACATTCTCACTTTTGATAGGGTTCTTTCCTTGTTTATTCATTTTATCTGTTCTTAGTCTTTTAATCGCTGCTGTCTTATTTTGACTTATAGCCTCTTTTAAAAACTGTTCAGTATCGTATTTAACAAATCGTTTAAAAGCATCAAAAACATCAGCATGAACATCTCTTTTATTATTTTCTAATTGAAGATCATATTCATGTCGAGTCATTGTAAATGTCTGATTACCTACAGTAACTTTAACTGGTTCATATAAATACCTAAAGAAATCATCACGTGTACTATAAGTAACTTTTCCGTTATCATTTATTTTAATCTTATCTGGAATATTATAAGTATCTGCACCAATTTTTAATTTACCTTTTTTAATTATGTCATATACACTATTCTCAACATTAGCAATTTGCATATTACCTTTTTTATCCACACTTACTCCCCAATAATCAATAGCATCTTGAATCTGTTTAGCTTCAGCATCAGCCTCTGCTTTAATTCTATTTTGTTGTTCTTTTGTAAGTGATTCTTGTAAGTAGTTTAATTCTTCTTCTGCTTCGGTAAATATTGTTTTAGAATCCTTGAGATAATTATAATATTTATCAATCTTCTCTTTAGATTCACCTCTCTTAGTCCTTGCTGTATAAATAATATTTTTTAATTGTTCTTCATTCTCAGGGTCTAATTGAATACTATTGTAATCAGCTACTGGAACAAAGTTTTCAATGTTTCCATTATTAGTATTAAGGTGATTAATAACATCTCTTAATACTGGATATGTAGAAAATAAAGTTTGTACATATCCAGATACTGCTTGTTGTGCGGCAATATTATATACATCATCTACATATTTTGCTATACCTTGTGGAGTATTTTCATACTCAATTGGATTACCTGATTCATCAACAGGAGAAATATTAGTAAGTTTAAATACTTCCTCTAATGGCAAAGGCTCATTAGAATTATCTTCTAATTCTTTTAACTGATCTGCTGTAAATTTAATAACATTATTATCATCTATAGCATTACCTTTATCATCTAAATTATAAACTACTCCATCTATATCAATCTGATTTAAATTACTATTATCAACAACTCCTTGATTTTGTTCATCTTGTTGATTATTATTTAATACAGCAGATTGATCATTAGGATCAACAGGCTTTAAACCTTCGCTCCCTTTTTGTGAATCTTCAACTTTAATTACTAAATCTTGCATTTTAATTTAATTTACATTATTAATTGTTTAATTATTATTATTTTGCATTGCTGCGAGTTTTAATTCTCTATCAGTAATTAGATTTTGTTCTAATTCAATAGCATCTAATTTATTTTGCGCTGTAATTTGGGCAGCTTCTTTTTGACCTTCTACTACAGCTTGAGCATTTCTACCTTCAATCTCTTTCATTTCCTTTTGGAATTGTCTATCCAATTCTGCATATTTTGCAATAGCTTGTCTAATTGCAGAAGAACTATCTCCATCTATTGCCTCAGCAGCTAATTCATCTTTACCATTCTGAGCAGCACTAAATGCAAGATTCTTATATTCTTCTAATTTTTGCTTTTCTATAACAGAATTAGCAACAAAAATACCAAGTTGCATATTACTTAATTCACCACCTGGTATATTAAAATACCTTGTAGTACCGTCTTTTCTATTAAATAATGAACCACTTACTCCATCTATATAAGCTACTTTAGCAAATTCACAGCTAATCTTATGTTGTTTTGCTAACACATTATTGTATACAGTAGTCATTAAAATACTACCAAGTTTGGCTCTATATAAATTCTGTTCATTATTTCTAACTGTAGAACTTGCAGGAGCACTACCATAACGAGCATCATTCATGTTAGATAGTTCCCAAGCCTCAGCTTTTAGACTTTCTCTTAAATCAATTAAATCTCTAATAAAATTAGAAGCAGAGGTATTACCTACTACAATGTAATCTTTTGCTACATCTCTACCTGAATATTTAGTTTCATCATATATAATAGTATTATCAGCTTTAAGATAAAACATATTAGCTTTAACACTACCGTCTTGAGATGCTAATAAACCTTTAGGTATTAATTCAGTAGGAAGTTTATATTTAGCTATTGCTCTTTCAATTTGCAAATTTATAATTCTGTATAAAGCAAGAATAGGTAATATCCTTTTTGGAATAGGATTAATAAAATTATGCTTTAGTAATCCTCTTTTACCAACAACTGGTAAATAAACAGTTCCATCTTCTTTATAAATCTGCACCTCTACAGGTTCAGGAACAAGATAAATACCAGATGTATAATCACCTAATAATACTTGTTTCCAAATTTCTTCAATCCAAATATCTTCTTCATTTATATCACCTAATTCAGGATTAAATTCATAGCTTTCATCTTCTATAGATTCAGTTAATTGTCCTAATGGATTAAGTCTAACAATAGATTTCTTTTTTATTTCAGTTTTAAATAAAATAATATATTCATCTATAAAATCAGAATTAAATGTAAAGTTAGTATCTCCTGTTGAAACACCATCAAGATTAATAGAACCATATATATCTTTATATACTTGAGCAGGGATACTATTTGGCATATCACCAGTGGCTAATCTACTGGTTAATATATTTAAATATTCTCTATCCTTAGTAGTTAATTTATCTCCGTAAAAACTACTAATTTGAAAAATACTCATTCTCCTTTTAATAAGGAATCCATCACCTTCTTCTACAGAATCTTTACCTGCTAAAATAGGAAATGCATCTAATGGTGATATAATATCAAACATTGCATTTCCATTAATAATATAATTGTAGAAATAAACTTCTTCTGTTGCCCACCAATCAAAAAAGCCTTGAAGTCTTTTATCTTCAAAACCATTTAGATCATTAATAAATTCGATTAAATCAGAAGCATATATTGCTCTTTCATCTACCCATTCTAATTTCTTCTTTTTTACTTCTTCTTCTATATTACCTATAGGTTGAGAAGGTACATCTGTTTGTTGAAACTCATTAATTTTATTAATAATGAATTGTTCAAGAATAGGTTGAATAGCTTGTGCTACATCTAAATTCTTTTTAATTACTATATCAGGATCATTTATCTTAACTGTGTATTGATAAGGTAAATCAATATATTCTCCTATGTTCTTTTCTTTAATAGGAGTAATAAAATCAATATCTCTAATTTCACCTGGTAATTTAGGAAGATCTTCACCTGGTTCAGCAGACAAAGGTTTAAGTACATATTCAAATACTTTATCTGGAATTATACCATTTGCAGCATTATAATTATCTACAGTATCAGATATACTCTTTTGAGAAGTAGCAGTAGTAATCCAATATTTGGCATTATTAACATACCAATCTCTGGACTTCTTTTTTCTAATAGGTACTCGTTGTTGAGGAAAAACTATTGACATATATTAATCTTTATAACCGTACAAACCTATTTGAGAATGAATTGATACATTATTTACTGCTTTAATTGCTTCATCCAGTTTCTTTATCTGTCTTACTTTATTTGCAAATGGATATAGCTTTAAACTACTTATTCTATCAAAATTACCTGTAAGATTAAAGTTTTCTATTTCAAGTAATGTTGGCAAGTCTTTTATATAATGATAACTGTACACAATCTGTCCATCCTCTCTAATTGCTCGTTTATTATACAACCACTCTTTTAAATATATATGAGATTCAGTAGAGTTATCTCCACTACCCATATTAATACCATAGTTGATACTTTCTTTACCAACAATTCTATTTGATATAATATCTGTAGGATCTTGCATTATTAAATGTAATTTACCCCACTTCTTAAAATCAGAAACTATAGTACCTCTATCAACCTCTGGTAAGACTTTAGCATTATAATGTTCACATAAATACAATACTATTCTATTAATTTCTTCCATAGTCTCAGGTCTACCTGCATAAGCTGCTACAATTATATCTCCTGTAGTAGAAGGTAAATTAGTAGGATGCATTAATACATGAATACTATTTAAAGAATTTTTATTAATAACTAATTCAGTTTTTTTATCCTTAGCCACACTATCAAAGACAACAGTATATAAATTATCAGGAGTTCTACCTTCTATAGTATAAGGAGGATAAAATTCTCTTATGCAACCATAGAAATCTTTCTTAGGATTAAACGGTACATCTTCAATATAAGGATGAGCATACTTTTCAAGACCTTCAGCAATTAATTGTTTATTAGTCTTAAATACAATCTTCTTTCCTATTTCAAATAGCATTCCATCTCTATAATAAGATAGAGCAGGATTAGATTGTAATTCAGAAATATGAGCAGATAAACCAGGACTACTATATATATTCTCATTAGCAGTTTTAAACGCTTCAGCAGGTTTATTTGCTCTTTGTCCAACATAAGTTAACCATTTATCTACAGATTGTTCAGCAGCATATTTCTTTTTATCTTCAATATCATATTTTTCTGCTTCTAATAATAAACTATTACCATGTTGATCTATAAACGGTTCCATGTTTAATACTTGAGGATGAAAGAAACCACATACAGTTCTTCTTGAATTATCATCCCAAATATTTTCAAATGGCATCATTTTATAATTAGCAGGATTATAAAAAGCTGTACTAAAAGGTCTCCAGTCAGCACCTTTAACACCTGCTGTACCATAACATCTAATAGTACCTACATTACCGGCACCTACTTCAGTAGAACTTAAAGTAACATCTAATGCCTGATCAAGATTATTACATTTACCAGATTCTTCAAAGTCTATTTCTAAAGCACGTTTACCAATAGCAGCACTGGGATTATTAAATAAAGATACAGATAAAGCCTTACTTCTAAATCCAAATTTCTTATTGCCACCTTTTTTAGTTTTATACCCTAACTCAATAGCATCTAACTTTTCAGATAAATAAAATCTTTTCCAATGAGTATTCTCTTCATACCAGTCAAGATTAGTCTTAACCATATCAGAAGTAGCACCTTGATCAGTAAGATAAGCTAAGTCATAAGCAGCTAAGATTACAGTAGCAAAAGGAATAATATTAATAGTATTAGCAGCTTGACTACCTCTTTTATAAGAATAACCTTTGCCACGAGCTTTAGCTTTAGTTAAGTGATAATTATTATCTGCTATAAATCTATCAATCTTAAAGTTCCAATAATCACCATCCCAAAATCTTGGAAAACCTTGAACTAATTTAGTTTTATAATCACCTTTTTCATGTAACTCTATTTGTTCTTGCTTAGTAGGAGTTCTTAATATTCTACCATAATTAAGATAATTATAATGATCACCAGTAATATGTAAATCTGTAATACTGCCATCTTTAAGTTTACACTTAGCAGTCATTCCATTTCTACGTCTGTATGTTTCTTGTTTCCAAAATTCATTATACTCATTAGTACCTTTTACATGAGGACAATAATAATATTTACCTTTGTTTTCTCCAATAGATACATCTAATCCTTCAATCCATGCAACTAAATCAGGATTCTTTTTATTTTCTTCATAAGCATGAGCTACCTTAGAAAATATATCTGTATCTATAAATTGAAAATCTATATTAAGTAAAAATCCTCCTGATGCTCCAACTTTAAAATCATTATCTGGATCAATAAATGGCTTATTAGTTCTACTATCTATGACAGTAGAAGCAAAGTCATACATTGACTTATCAGAAAATACGTATTCTATAAAAGGTAACATTCTTTACCAATCTCTATTTGGATCAGCACTATCTGGAACCTCTTCTTCAGTTCCTCTTAATAAAGTTCTATCAGTAAGGCTTGTATCTCTTTCTAATTCCTTCATTGCTTCTTTAAGTGATCTAACCTCACCTGGAATACCCTTTGAAACACTAATAATAACAGATATCAAATCTAACAATTCTTGAGCCTGATTTTTATTTAAACCTGCTTCCGAATCCATTAAATCACTAATACTCTTTCTTACCTTTTGAACAATATTACCATAATATTTAAAACTCTTTAATAACTCACCTATTACTTCATTTACTACAGAATGACAAGTATCCTTATAATCAACAATAGCTTGTTTAACTATAGCATCAGGTTTCCATTTATCTGGAAAACTTATTTTAGTTAATATAAAATTATGTGCTTCTTTATCGCTAAGTCCTTTCTTGTACACAGGAGATTCATAATCAGCCATAAACCAAACATATGCTAATTCTCTATGAGCCATATCTTTAGTTTTATCTCTTTTTATAATCTCTCTAAAAGAATCATAAGAGAGTAATTCAATAGTATTAACTATTAATTTACCATCTTCATTGATCTTAAATATATTAATCTTTGTCGACATATGGTAAATTAGCAACTTTAACTTTAACTATATAACCATCATCCATATATTTCTTAACTAAATCAAATAGAGGTTTTTCATAAGTATTATATATTCTAAAGTTTACTTCATCTACATTGCTTGCAACCAATGGACAGCCTTCAGTATTATGATGTGTATTACCGCCATGAAAATACACATGAGAAAAACTAACTCCACCTTGTTTAATAGTAGCTTTATCTTTCTCTGTATATAAACATAGCATATCTCTTTTAAATCTATTAGAATATCTAATACCTATATTATATCCATTTGGATTTTCAAATATAGCAGTATGAGTTTTAATTTTAACTCCAAAAGGTCTAACTGCATCTTCTAAAGTATAACATAATAATTTATCACCAAGATAAAGTTTACCTAAAGTAGTATCAGTAGAATATTTATATCTAATTAAATCAAGATAAATTGTTTCCATAATTTATAAGTTTAAATATACAACATAATCATTATATGCCTTAGCTTTACCACCAAAGTAAGGAAATAGATAATAACCAAAATTCCAATTTTTAAATTCAATAGGTACAGTATAAATATTATTTATAGTTAAATATACCTTAACTGTATTAAGTTTAATTCTAACTTTAACTTTCTGACCAGCACTAAATGACATATAAGGTATTCTTTTTTCAACACCTTTATAATCACTTATAATATATAAATCGTATTTATCTTTGGTAATAGTAGGATACCAACCAATAACTATACTATTAACAAATTGTTTAGTAAAAGGTATTTTACCTAATATTCTTTCACCATGTATAATAGAAGAAATACCAACAATTTTACTAATTCCATCTCCTTCTACTAAACTACTATTAAACCAACCTTCTTTAACAATAAATTCAAATGTAAATTCTTTTTTATTAAACCAAAATTTAGGAATCCATCTGGACTTATGACTGTTCTTTTTTACAGTATATACTTTCATCGTCTAAATATATTTAATTGTGGTTCAGCTTTAAGTTTACTTCCACAATAATGATCGACCATTTTAACAATATCTTCTTTCATATAATTAATAGGTAATATATCAGTTACTTGTTTACCTATTAATTCAGGATACCTTATAATATCAGGATGATCTTTAGTATAATAATCATGCCTAATATGACAAAGAATTAATGCCTGATTAACTAAACCAAATGCTTCAGTTAACCAGGCATATTTACTTAATTGTAATGAATATTTAATACCAGTGCTTTGATGTAAATAATGTAATGGAAATCTTAATCTATCTTCATTAAGTATATAATTAGTAATATTTCCATTATCATCTTTATCATAATAACCAGATTCAAATCTAATAGGAGCTTTATTAGTTTTCCAATCTAATATAACAAAATTATTATCTTTAATTAAAAAAATATCAATTAAACCAGCAATTAATCTAACATAATCATAAACACATATCTCAGAGTATATACTCCAACCATCATTTACAAAGGCTTCAATTATCTTATAAATTTTAGGGTATTTATCCTTAACACCTAATTTAATAAAAGTATTTAAATCTAATTTACCTATATTAGTATTTGGATTAAGAATTAAATCTTTGATAGTAAATAATCTTCCAGATTGAACTACAAAAGGAGAAACAAATCCTGTAGCAGTATCTACAGAATCTTCTAAATAACTATGTGTAGAATTACCAATGTTTTGACCAGTTATTCTATCTTTCTCCCATTTAGCTAATATTTGTAAATAAGTCATTCCCTTATACCTATTATATTTAGGATGTAAAGGATTTTTACCTATCTTTTCACAGGCTTTAGCTATATCTCTTTCTTTATCTGCAAACTTATATTCATAATCACCTATAACAGTTGTAACACTTGTATAACTATTACCAAAGTTATCTGTATATTTATGACGTTTACTATCAAATAATATTTCTATATCCATTAAAATAAGATAATTGACTTAGACTTTATAATATAGTTTATGTTTTCAATTAACCCTTTTTTCTTACCTGACTTGCTAACTTCCTGTATTACCTTATTATATAAGACAGGAGTAAGATTTTTATTAGCTGACTGTTTGATAATGATATTCATATACTAAATTTTTATACAAAGATAATATATAAATATACATTTGTCAAGTATTTTTGATACTTTTTTGTAAATTTAATGTTAAATTGTCCACAGCTTCATTCTTGAACCGCTTACTATTTCCAATTTTAATTTCTCTGCCTACAATAGCCATCTGTTTATCTACTTCTTCTTTTTTATCAATGGGTAAATCATTGTAACTTTCAAACCCCATTGCTTCAACTAATTTATGTCTATAATCTAAATAATCTAATTTATTCTTTTTAATTGTAATATTACCAATTCTTGGTAGATAAATATCTTTACGCATATTCATAAAAGAATTAGCTACTTTAGATATATGAGATTCTAATTCAATTATTAAATTAGATAAAACTATAGGAGATACATCATCAAAGTGACCTATGTATTTATCAAACTTAGGTTCTTTACAATCTATTATAGTTCTACTATATACTACTTCATTATCCATTACTCAACAATTCCTATTACATCAACGGCATCTAAGATAAAATAATTAATAATATCAATAGTAGGATAAACCTTAATAAATAAAGAATAATCTTCCTTAGATAGCTTTCTTGCTCTATCTATAAAAGTAGTAAATCTTTGAGGATTAAGATCAGTAGGAATAGCCTTTGAAGCTAAATCTGCTCTTACATAACCGTTAATAACAATTCTCTTACCTATCCAATCTTTATATTCATCATTAGCAGCAATTACTTCCATATAATCTGCTGTAACAGTAAAATTCTTTTGATCAATAGATAAAATATTAAAAGTTTTAAAATCTTTTTGAACACCTTTTACTAATAAACATTTACCAACAGGTTTAATATTTGGTAAAATATTTACATCATAGATTACATCTACAAAAGTTTTAACTTCTGGTTGTAATTCTAATTCTTCTACTAACTTTGTTTCTAACTCACTCATAATAAAAGTTTTTTATTTATTTATAAATATATTATTTAAAAGACCTTCTAATTTAATAATCCAGAATCATCACCTGGTTATTACCATGACACCTTTTCAACTACTATTTGGTTTACCATTTGATTTAACAATCTGATTCAAAAAAAATTATATTTTTAATCCTGACTGCGTTTATACTACCATTTAAGATTTAATCTTAATTAAATCTTACTGCGGTAAAACCTTCAGTTTTTGAATTTGTATCTTAACTGTTGTTTAAAATGTTAATCTAATTAACATCTTATATTATATAAGGGGGGGATCGAATTACCTGACAAAGGTAATTAAAATTTTTGACAAAGTCAATAAAATACAGGCTAAAATTAGCCCTAAATCAGCTTAATTGTTAACAAGTTATTAACAGGAGTGAAATTATTAACAGTACAATAAAAACTAATATTATTATTAGTATTAATATTAGTATTATATTCAATAATAGTTTTATAACTAATAAGGTAATGATCAGTTGTTAAACCCATAGGATAGGAAGCATATATGGGGGAACTTCATGTTTGTAACAGACCTCTAATATAACAGTTAAAGTACCGGTACTATCTTCTAATAGTCTATTAAAAGTACCCCCGTCAAATTCTAATACTAAAATAATATATACAAATAAAAAACATTATCTATCATTATCCTATATATACATTGCCAAAAAATAATAATTAATGTAAATGATAAATTAGATAATAAAATGTAATATAAAAAATTAAAATATATAAATAAGAATAAAGATATTAAAATAAAGATAATAGTAAATAATAAAAATTAAAAAGAAATAATAGAATGATTAAAATAATAAATAGGAAGAATATGATATGATAAAAGGTAATTGAAATGTGAATGTAATAGAGAGATGGAATCACCTTCATGACTTATGGTATGTTGTTAGTCTGAATCTTGTACCCCCGTACAAGTTTTCAATTAAATTTCTATTAACCCATAAAAAATTAAAGTTATGTCAAATCCTGTTAAGGGCAATAGCCCAAGAACTACTATGCATCAGGTTGTAATTTCCAGTATCAAACCAGCTAAGACTTATGATGATTTGTTCATCGTGACTGGCAGAGACGATATCTCAGGAGAATCTCTAACATTTAGCTGTAATGCAGCCATAATGGAAGGAGTTACCGAAGAGTCAGTTTGCTCTGTTGTGCTGGAACATCGTGTGGGAGGTTTAACTACCTATATCACAAGGGAAAAGGAATTGCGTATTCATGAACGTGACGGTGTTGCTGCAAAGAGTATCATACCTGTTAAACGTGTACTCACAATGAATGACGCAATTGCTATGAATGCAGCATCGTTGCAAGCCAGATTTGGTCAAATGTTTGTGACGAAAAGCCCTACCATTCAGATTACAGCAAAGAGCGACGTACCTGAACCGGAAGAAGCCGAAGTTGTAGAAACAGCAGAAGTACCAGCAGAAGTACCAGCAAAAGCAACAGCAAAGCCTAAAGGTACAAAGTAACCACTAAAACGAGTAAAACGAGATTAGAGGGCAGCAATGCTCTCTTTTCTCTTTTTATTTCTCCCATGTTTAAAATAAACCCTAATACATAAAACAATGACAACAGTTGAATTACTACATATTGGCTTACTGTTCTTAATCCTTATTGTATTAATAGGATTGTACTCTTTAGCCGTAATGATTAAAGATCATTTTGCTGATTGTTTTAAAGATGAGGATTTGGAAGCTCCTTTTAATAGGAGATCAGAAATTACTGCTGAACTCTTTATGAGCCATGATTACTTTAAAACATTAAATTATACTGATTTACTATTCATACTTAGTGGTATGGATGATAAAGAAGTAGAGAAACTCGGTGATGATATACATGAAATAGCAGATAAATTCATTAAAAATAGATAACCATGTGCTTAGAAAACATTAGTGAAAAGAAAATTGCCAAACGTAATATTAAATGTTACAAATGGTTAAAAAAAGTATTTGATTTGACAACTCTTGCCAACGCTCACGGAAAGCCTTTTAAGGCTAAAATACGTGAAAAAGAAGTAGAAGGAGTAATTTCTATAAGTAGTAGTGGAGGTATATACTTTTGTCAAAATCATCATGATGGAGCAGATGCTTTTGATAAATTTGGATATGAATATTCTTGGGCAATGGATAGTAATGTATCTAATATAGCCGTTGAAGGAATTGAAGTCCCTTTTACTCTAATTACTCCATATCAGGAGATTCCTGTTGAAATAGGAAAAACCTATCTCTCAGAGGTGGAAGTAACTAATTCTATTATTGGGGAAGGACTACATTCTTTTTATGATTTAGAAGATGCAATTGATGATGCTGACGATAATTGGGTCATAGTAGAATGTATAATTCCGAAAGGAAGTACATACTACAGTGGGACATTTATAGGATGGAAATCCTATGCTTCTAATGAATTGAAGTATGAAGAGATAGTAAGGGAAAGATAAAAATAATAAAGTAAGCCAATAATATTGATGTTGATGTTGTTGGCTTACTTTTTAAATATAATATGAAATGATGAATGTGATAGAGAATTAGGCACTGTTTCCTTCGGAAACTTTACTTAATCCTCAATCATTAAATTTATTATTTCTTTTTATAATGTTATTATTTATTATTTTTTATCTTTTAATCATACTATACTATCAAATATTATTACTTTTATAACCTCAATTAAACTTATATATCTATTATTATATAATGTTTATTTTTTATAAACTCTGTTAATGTTCCTTTAGTCAGAGTATAATTAAAACTATAAATAAAAGGAGTGCATTGCATGTAATATTGCATTAAGGTTGCTCAAACTCAAAAACTTATTAATCATGTCACAGAACGAATATTCATCACAGGAATTATACCGTGCAGTATTAGCATGTGTTATATTCTCAACAGCCAATGATAATCAGGGACTTAAAGAAGTCGCTGGTAAAACCTTTGGAGACAAAGTACACACAATTATTCATCATACTCTTAATAGTAAGTCTGCTGTAGAGGTAGTAAGTAAATTAAAAACATTTACTGGTGAATAAAATAATTCTTTGAATTTCCCCTGCAATAACATCAAATATGAAATATCTAATTATTACAACCGATAAAAGAAAAGTATTTGGTATCGGTACAATTATATTTGCTGATACTAAAATCTTTTTTGATGATATTTTAGGAAAAGAGTGTGAAGTTCCCTTTGCTGACATTTTAGAAATAAGAGAAGATTGTGAAAAATTCATTCCTTATCCTGAAGAAGAAGCAAATAGAATATTTAACAACTGGCCAGAAATATCTGAATTTTGGTATACTTCTGATATGAAAGCCTTTATTAGAGCAGAAGAAGCTGTTGAACACAGTTTAACTCTAATTAATACAATTGTGATAAACTACTGTATATTAGAAGGTTCTACAATACAATCTTAATACATTTGAGCTTCCCCTGCGATTATATCAAAGGGGATTCTCTTTTAATAAAGTGGACTAAGCCACTATAAATAGTTGTTAGGCTTAGTGCGTTGCTTATAGCAGGTCAAACTCAAAAAAAACTTATTATTATGACACTATCATTTAATTTAATATGGACTGATTCAAAATCAAAAAATCGAATTCAGATGGAAAACATGAGTTCTAAATGTCTTGCTAATCTTATAATTAGATTAGGAAATACTGCTATAGAACATGAAATTACCATTTGTCCAAATCAAGAGTATTTAGGAAAGCCTAAATAATTGAAATGGAGATTTGAAAGATTTGAGTTCCCCGAAATCTAAGGAAAGTAGGGGAACTATATTTAAATTAGCATAGGTAAAATTAAACAACGACAATTATGAAATACTGTATTGCAGCTTGTGATAGATTTGAACAAATTCCTGATCCCTATAATAATGGTAGGATTTGCTTTAAGTCTAAAAATACCTTTTTTGATAGAACCGACCTTACAGGGATTATGAATGACCCTAAATTCCTGTTCATAGTACACGATATTGTATATTTCAATACTTAAATCTATTTATTATGAAAGTGAAGATGTTTACCAAAGATGAAAAATGTGAAAACATTATTTCAGTAAATGTATGTCATATGACGATGTTTGAAAAACATGAGATATGTTTGCATTTTAATGGTATGGGTAATATGATATCCGAAGATCAAATAAAATTTTTGGAAGTATGTATCAAAAACCACATATTGGTTGAAGTTCAAGGTCATGAAGTTACAATAATTCCCGAACCTAAGAACTTTCAAAGAGTTAGATTTCGTTTTGATTCTTAATAAAGAATGCTAACAAGTTTGGAGTGTGCGAAAACCTTTTCGACCTTTTATGGATTGGAAATAATAATGAATAATTATTGCACATAATTCTATTTCCAAATAAGTTAGAGTTAATCGTAAACATAGGGATATATACTTATGTGATAAGATTAACTTCCATTCAACATAGATAGAGTGGACATTCTTTTTATAATCTCATAGTTTAAACTGGTTATAATATTAGCTTTTATAGTTAAAGTTTCAGGTTCGATTCCTGATGAGATTGCAATCTATTAAATTATTAATTTAATACTTAAAGTTATGCCATTTATTTCAAATCAAGATTTAAAACTTATTAATATTCACATAGATGAATTAAATAAGTTAATTGCTGATAGAATACAGGATTTAATTAAAACCTTTACACAAAATGCAATTAAATCTATTAGCGCTAAAGCAAAAGAATATGCTGAAGTAGATATATCTAAAGCTATTGATTCCATCAGTATTGAAGAAGAAAGATTATCTCGACATACTTATTTTGCTTTAGGCGCTGGTAGTAAAGAAGCATTTAATTATAATTTTATTAAATCTGAATTGTTATTTGTTGAATTAATTACTATTGTTAGTAAACAAGAACAATTAGAAGAAAACATAAATGCATTTTATAGTTGGTTTATCCAAAAATTAAAAGAAAATGAAAAAGATTAAAGACGTACTTGAGGCAATTACAATAAGAGATGCCATAAATGGTAATCATATAACTGTTACAGATTTAGTAGGAGCAATTCTTCCAGATAATACCTTTAGAAAAGCCATTCCTGCTAAATTCATGTTTGTTATTTTTATAAAGGATAAGACTAAGTATTATTCTCAACATTATAATACAAAGGAAGATTTATTCTTTGCTATGTATGATGTTGTAAAAATTCACGGTAAAGAAAATGTTACACATATAAAAATCGAAGAAGTATGATAGGAACAATAAAAGCATTTCCTGTAACAGGAAAAATCAAAGAAGGAGTAACTGTACTAACTTCTGAAGGGGAAGTAGTAAAAGTCACTGAAGTAAAGGACAACATTGTAGTTTGTGCAAATGATAAAAGTTATTCCTTAAGTGTAGTTACATTAATAAAAAAATATGTAGTAAATCGCAATAAAATTGCAGAATTACATTTTAGCGATTACCAATTATCTTTGGATAAAAAGGTTGAAGTAGCTACAAAGGAATCTTTAGTTAATGGTTTCATAGGAGACCACGTGAGAATCTTTAAAGTATCTGCTGATATGTTAAATTCAGATGAGTATTTAAAGATTGAACCTATTAACGGTGTTATTGTTGATATTGGTGATAATATGTATGAGGTTGAAACAATCTATGGTAAGAAGTTTAAAGTAAGGCGACATTACTTTGAAATTCTTACACGTAAGAATACTAAATTAGTTGGTAAATATATACGTGATGTTGACATTTAAAGATAATGTAAAAGAAAACACTCCCAAAGAATATACTATTGGTATAGTTGTATATATTGAAAATGTATTTTATGCTAATGTCAAAGATACTTTGTATGAAATAGATTATCAAATATGTAATTATACCACTGTATATAGCAAACCTAACAACGATAAATATTCTGCTTGGACAGAAAAGAAAAATAAAATTATTTCTAATTCCAAAGCAGAAGTTTATTGGAGTCCATTTAAACCTGGTATGAGAATACAAGGTAATATAATTAAAAACAAATTTGTAGAAAAGAAAAGTAAAATTAAAAAGCCATGCAAATAACAAAAATTGTAATCACTAAAAGGAAAGAAGCATTTCCGCTAATAGATGTAACTGTTAAATATTGGGGTTTTATCCCTGTTTCTTATCGCTCTATTAAAATACGTACTCGTAAAAATCGAGTATGGGAGAGTGTTTTTGGTCAAGTAGGCACAAACCGTGCCAAAAAGATTACTGCTTTATACGATGCCCGAATTGAGGATCAGTTTAAAGGAGTAATATTTATTGATAAAACAAAATAATCCTAAGTTGTTCTTTGTATAGGGAGTGGGGATAAGGGAGGAGTAGGATTATCCTCCCTTACTTTTTAATCTAATAATAATTAAAATCATGAGAACCTATTTATTACTTATAACAATAATGTTAATTGTTATGTATCTTATAGTTAACTATAATAAAGATAAAAATATAGAAAGAGAACATCAAAAGAAAATGAATGAGTTGAAGTATCTACAAAAGGCGCAAGATATAAAAACCAGTATTCAATTAAAATTGGATATAATGGAATTAGACAGTATAATCAATGAGAGTAGGAAAAGAATGGAGTATACTGTTAGCGTTACGACAGCAAAATGAGGTTGACCCCCCATGTGCATCATCTTATCCTATGGGTTTTGGGAAGTAAGATAACTTATTAAATAACAAAATGATTTTAAATTGATACAAAAATGAAAACTTTTCTTATAGTTTTTTTAGTAATATTTGCTATTGTAATGTTATTCAATTCTGATAAATTTAATAATGATGACAACGAAGGATTTTATAATAGCTAACAAAGATATAGTTAAAGATTTTTTAGAATGGTTAACTACTAATTCTAATTTAACTGTACTTTTACCCATGCCAATAGAAACAATTATTGGTTATGCTATTAAATACTTAGCTACTAAAAATTTATCTTATATATGTGATCTTAATAGTATAATTGTATATTATCTTGATCCTAAATTAGTAGTTAATATATTATTAGCCAAACATGCTGAAACTGGAAAGTTTAATGATATAGCATATGAACTATTCAATATTAATTCTCCAGATATAGTAACATCTCATTTAAAAGCAATTGAATTTTTACTTAATAAACTTAATAATCCTTTTTAATATGGTAGGAAGAAATGAAGCATTTTACAAAGTATTAAATGCAATCAAAAGTTGTGAAATAATACAACAATTGGATTCAGCATATAAATTTATAATGAATTATTATAAATTATATGATGATATATCCAGTTATGAGTTATTAGTTTTTGAATATAATAATAAAGCTAAGGAGTTAGAGACATGAGACTAATTAACCTATCAGATACTCACTACATAGTTGTAGATTATTCTAAGATAAAAGAAGGTGATTGGTTCTTTTTAGATATGTCTGAAAATAATCGCCCACATGAAATACATCAAATGGGTAACAATAAATGGTCGAAGACGGGGGGATTAATTTTACTCAACCCTCAGCTTGGACAAGGTGCTGTTTTAAAATCACTCATTCAACTCAACCATTAGAAATAACTAAAATACCTTCCAAAAGTGCTAACATACAAAAAGTATCTTGGGGTAAAATTAAACCACTTTCTCTATCAGAAATAGAAAAAGCTATTAAAAACAATCCTTCTGAAAATAATCAATGGAATATTTATTTTGATGAAAATAATAAAATAAATTTGGAAATGTTAAAATAATGTAGTATATTTGTAGTATAAAATACTATAATTATGCTAGAAGTATTTACTCGTAAAAATAAATAACATGAATAAACCTACTATAACTTTGAATACTATTGCTTATTATCTCAATACTATAGATTCTTACAAAGTTGAGGCTTTTGAAGATGGATTTCTTCATTCTATTCGTAAAGATGATTTTTCGATTTATATATCTGAAATGACTTGGGAACTTAACGGACAAGTTGAACATGATTATGTAGTAATAATATTTAAAACAGTAAACAAACTACCTGGATATGCAGGAAAGTTAAAGTTTGTAATGGAAAAGTTAAAAGAATTGTGTAGTACAATAACGCCAAATGAAGTTTTAAAATAAATAATATGGAAACTATAAATTTTAGTAAAATAGAAAATAGAGTAGATTATACATCACTTGATAAAACCAAAGCTATTTCGGCAGAAGGTGAATTATTTACCATTGGAGATGTAGTTCAACATGAAGTTGAAGAAGCTGGAACAGCTACGATAAAATCCTTTAGTTTTGATTATGAAACTAATGATGTAATTGCTAATACTGAAAAAGGTTCAGTCAGAATTTGTTTTATTACTAAAGTTAAACAAGAAGATATATAAATGACATGGAATACAAAGTAACACCAGTAGAAGATAAAAGACCTATTGATTATTCAACTAAAGACTTAATAGATAAATATGAGAATCATACGCACCTCTTTAAATAATGTACTTTCTTTAATTTCTTGTGCAGTAGATTATGGATTTGATGATATTATATTGTTTGAAGCACTTGCTGATATGTTAGATAATAATCTTAGTGATCAGGAGATAGAAGTATATGCCAAACATATAGAATCTTTAGAAGGATATAGTAAAAAAGACTATAAAGAGATTAAAGATAGATTGATTGATTTTAGAAATAATTATTGTAAATAATTTAATTTGATTTATGAAATTAATACCTGTTAATAGTACTAATCTAAAAGAAGATCAGAGATTATTAGTTGAAGATATAACTAAATTCTTTGAATCCAAAAAGTTATCTTATACTATATCAGGATTTGCTGGAACAGGTAAATCTTTTGTAGTTAAATATATTATAGATAACTTATTATCTGGAAACAAAGTAGCTGTAACTGCACCTACTCACAAAGCTGTTAGAGTAATTGAAAAGTTTACTGGTAAATCTGGTCATACTCTACATAGTTTACATGGTCTTAGACCTAATTTTAGTCTTGATGAATTTAGTATTGATTCTTTTACTTTTGAATCTATTGGTAATGTTAAATTTGATCAATATGAAGTAATATTCATAGACGAAGCCAGTATGATAAATGAAGATTTAAAGAAATTAAATGATATTAGATCGAAAGATTATGATACTCGAATTGTATATATGGGTGATCCTTATCAATTACCTCCAGTTAAAGAACATGAACCTTCTAAAATATTTACTAAAGTAGATAATTATTATAATCTTACTGAAGTAATTAGACAAGATAAAAGCAATCCATTACTTGAACTGTTTGATATGCTTAGGGAAGATATTGGAAATGATACTGCTAATTTTATAAATCATATTAAAAAACATAGGCAAGCAGTAGTTACTGGGGGATATATAGTACTTAGTGGAAAAGATTTCTTTTTAAAAGCAGTAGATCATTTTTTAAGTGAAGAGTTTAAAAAGAATGTAAATTATTGTAGAATTGGTACATATACTAATGACAGTATAGCTGAATGGAATAAAGCTATAAGAAGTAGAATATTTCCAAATGCACCGTTGATTGTAAAAGATGATGTATTAACAGCTTATAAAACCATTGTTGATGATAACAATGCTACAGTCATTACTAATTCTACTGATTACAGAGTAATGGATGTAATATGGAGATTAAATGATGATGGTTTTTATAGTTATCATTTAAAAGTATTAGATTTAGATGTTAATAAAATGATATTTATCTCTATTGCAGATCATACAAATCCAACTTTTAAAGTTTATTATGATAAATTAAATAAATTACATAGATTAGCTTATCATGCTGGTAAACATGAGAGGGCTGTAAAATATAAAGAATATTTTAAATATAAAGATAAATATCTTTGTATGGTAGATTTTACTTTAAAAGATGCAGGTTCTCATTATGATAGAGGTTGGGTTAAAAAGGAAATAGATTATGGCTATGCTATATCTATTCATAAATCACAAGGTAGTACTTTTGAAAATATATTTATTGATGCTCGTAATATATGTTATATGAAAAGTAATGCTAATTTACCAAGAATTAATTCACAAAATAATCCTTATGCTATTTCATTAAGAAATAGATTATTGTATACAGGATTAAGTAGAGCAAGTAATATTGTTTATATATTTATATAATATGGAATCAACATTAAAAGATAAAATTAAAAAGATTACAGAAGATCATTTAACTGATGATGAAGTTAATGAGATTTGTAAATTAGCTAAAGATACAGCTATTAGATTTGATCATTTTGCTACTATGTCATATGTATCTATTATTGATAAATATAGAGCTAATGGTAAAAAGTATACAATAGAAGAATTATTTGATGTTTTTGTAAATACTAAAAAAGATGAAGGATAGAGTAGTAATTCATAATTGTTATAAATGTGACATATCTTTAACAAGAAGAAAGATTGTTAATGGAAGAGGTCCAAATACTTCTAAAGTTATGATAATAGGTGAAGCACCTGGAGCAGAAGAAGATAAAACTGGAATACCTTTTATAGGTAAATCTGGAGTTATGCTAAGAGCCTTACTAAGATCGTTAATGATAGAACCTAAAAATGTTTATATTACTAATGTAATTAAATGTAGGACTTTGAACAATAGAATACCTTCTGAAATAGAATGTATGAATTGTCTTCCTTATTTATTAGCAGAAATAGTATTAGTTAATCCTACAGTAATTGTATTGTTAGGTAATACAGCTTTACAAACTTTCTTTCCTGATCCTTATTCTACTATTACTAAACAAAGAGGTATTCTTAAGGTAATAGGTAATAGAATATTTCTTCCGACATATCATCCTTCTTATGTATTAAGAAATAGGAATGATATGGGTATTGCAACTGAATTTTGGAATGATTTAACTTTATTACAAACTCTTATGCAATTAATATATAAATAATGACTAAAGTAATAGATAAAGGATTAACCCCTGAAGCTATAGAAGTTTTAAAAAATTATAGAAGAGAAGATCATCCTTATGTAACATGGTATTTAATTACTGGTTATTCTATTGATTTATATAGATATGTCCATGAGGATAATTCTATGTTAATTGAAGTAATCGAAGGAATTATTCCTTTAGAAGATACAATAGAGGTTTATCGTTCTCTTGCTTATTCTTTGTTCTTTAGTTATAATTCAAATTATAATTGGAAAATAGATTTAGTATATGATGATAATGTGAGCTTTGATGATTTAATACTTAATTAATATGGCTAATTATATATTTGATGTTGAATGTATTCCTAATTTATTTTCTGTTATTTTTATTAAATCTGGTCAAACAGCTTTGATTAAAGATCACATCGAAGCCGATATAAAAGGATTAACTAATGAAATGAATACTATTTTAAATAAAATACGAAAAGAAGTATTTGTTATATTTTGGCAAGATGAGAATCACATGATAAACGATTTAGACAGATTATATAATTGGGTAACTAATAAAGGAACAGATAAAGAAAGAATCTTTATAGGTTATAATAGTCAGAATTATGATAATATAATGATAGATTATATTATTACTCACTATAAGACTCTAAAGAAGATGCACTTAGCTGATATGCTCATTAAATTAAAAGAAATAAATGATTATATCATAGATTCCCAACAGATGTTTTTTGATATTAGGACAGAATTAGAATTAAATAAAAAGAGTTATTATTATGCTGTAGATTTACAAAGTTTGAATAATTTACATAAGATTTCAAATAGAGTAAGTTTAAAGCAAGCAAGTATATCTTTAAAATGGTATAAACTTGAAGATTATGAAATGCCCCCATATACAGATCAACAAGTAGAAGATTTATACGGATGGGATGTTACAGCAGAAGAAGTTAACTCTTTAAATAGTTTTAGTAGAAAAGTACATTATTCTGAATTAAATCATTTAATATCTTATAACTATAATGATGTATTTATAACCAATGCTTTATTTGAAGCAAGCTTTGATGAATTATCCTCAAGAGTTGCAGCTTATAGTAAGTATGGTATGTATATGTATAGTTCTCCAAGAAGTGGTGTAGCTGAAAAAGTTATTAGGCATTTATATGCTCAATATACTGGTTTAGAATATAGAGATTTTGTTAATCAAAGAACTTGGAGAAAGATAATTAATTTTTCTGATATAGTAACTTCCAATGTATCTTTTAAAACTGTTAAGATGCAAGAGTTTTTAAAAGAAATAAAGAGGTTTTCTATTAATCCTTATGATCCTAAATCTAAAATGAAATTAAGTATCAACTTAAATGATAAACTGTATATCATGGGAGTTGGAGGATTACATTCTAAAGATTTAGGGGGAGTATTTAAATCAACAGAAAATTACATTATATTAGATGTTGATGCTGATTCATATTATCCTAAAACAATAGTAAATAATAAATTTAAACCTGCTCATTTATCTGTAGTAATATTAACCATTATTAAAACTTTATTAGACGAGAGATTATATTACAAAAGGATTAAAGATAAAATAAATGCAAGTATACAGAAAATTGTAATAAATGCTATATTTGGTAAGATGGGAGATGCCGATAGTATTATGAAAGATGATCTTGCCATGTATGCAGTTACAGTTAATAATCAATTATATTTGCTAATGTTGATTGAAGATTTTATATTAGCAGGAATTGAACCCATTAGTGCTAATACGGATGGTATTACTTGCAAAGTTAAAGTAGATCAGGTTGAAATTTATAATAAAACTATAAATAATTGGTGTAACAGATTAGGATTTACAGTAGAAGTGAATAGGTATGATCTTTATGTTCGTACTTCAGTTAATGACTATTTAGCTAAAATTAATAATAACGGTAAGATAGAAATTAAAAGAAAAGGTGATTTTGATAAAGAGAAGTATAAAGAATTAAGTTCGGGTTATTCTTATCCGATAGTACCAACTGCTATTGAAGAATATTACTTGAATGGTATTCCAATTAGACAAACTTTATATGAAGCAACAGATATTTTAGATTTTTGTTTATCGGTTAAAACTGGTAAGAATTTTAAGAATGAATTTCACTATATAGATAAAACTACAGGTGAATTAGCTATTAAACCTCTAACAAAACATTTAAGATATTATGCTTCTACATCAGGAGGAACTTTACTTAAAAGGAATTTAGAAACAAATGCTTTAACTAATATATTAAGTGGGCAAAATGTTACTATTCTCAATAAGTTACTCCCTATTACTGATATTAGAGATTATAATATAAATTATAATTTTTATATTAGTAAATGTCAAGATATGATAGATAAAATAAATAACAGTCAAACAAAAACTATGAAAAAACATAGTGGAACATTATTTGATAATTTAGACGATGAGTGAAAGAGTATTTGATACAATATTATTTGAAGAAAATGATGTTGTAGTACGAAAAAATAAAGCATTAGATGCTTATGGAAAAGAGCCTAAAGCTGAAAGAATATGTAAGACAATACAAGTTAATTCAGGTACAGGATATGTCTATCAGATTATATATTTTTATAGTAATCCTAATTCTCCATTTGTAGCATATGAATTTGAACCATATGATGAAGTGCAGAAAAAAGAATATTATGAGATACTTAAATCGGTAGAAAAGGAAAACAAACCTAAAGGTAAAGATAAGCATAAGAAAGTGGAATCTGAACCGTTGGTTATTAAAAACTTTGAACAATTAAAACGATGAATAAAATACAACTAACAATTAATTATGGAGTAAGTACAGTTTTAATCATTTTAACTATTATATTTTTAACAGGAATGTTAAAATATAAATCTACAATTAATGATTTAACAGAGTTACAAACTTTAACTACTAATGAATTAACAATATATAAAGATGAAAATAGTAAACTTATTTATACCAATAGTGTATTAGAATTAGATAACTTTAAGCATTTAGAAAATATTAAATCAAACGATAGCACAGTCCAAAGACTTAGACAATTAATAAAAAAAGAAAAAAACATTAACAGCCAATTACAAGGACTTATACTATTACAATCACAAACACAATTAGCATATAAAGACTCAATAGAAAATCTTATTGTTTCTTATGATAGTATTATCAAAGATGGAGTAGTTCATCATTATCCTACTTATTCAAGAAAAGTAGATATGTTTAATAATTGGATAACTGGTAATATTGAATTGGGAAAAAGTAAGTTTGATATTAATCTACAAGTAAAAAGTGATTATGATATAATATTGATAAAAGAAAGAAAAAATATATTTAAACCATATGAATATAAAATTAAAGTATCTAATCTTAATCCGTATGTTACCACTGGAGGAATAACTACAGTACAAAAGAAAGTTAAAAAAGATAGATATAATATATCTATTTCTGGAGGGTATGGTATGGGTAAAGATGGATTTACAGGATTTGTAGGTATAACTGGAGGTTATTCAATAATTACTTTCTAATGAATAGAATTGAAAGACAAGAAGTATCTATTAAAAAAGCAATAGATTCTAATTTACATGGTTTATTGCATCTATGTGTTAGATTTGGTAAAACTCGAATAGGTTTAAAATTATATCAATATGCTATAAGTATAGGATTAAAACCTCTTATATTAGTACCAAGTCTTACTATTAAAAATGGTTGGATACTGGAAGATCAAAAGTCAACTAATATCCAACCTATTATTGTAACTATTTCTCAATTACTTTCAGTAAGTAAATCCTTCAATGTGGATTTACTTATAGTAGACGAGATACATAAATTTACTTCTGATGAAAGATATAATTTAATAAACAAAGGTTTAATTAAATATAATAGATTAATAGGATTAACTGCTACATTACCTTTAGGTAATAATTTAACTAAACTTAAAACTATTGTTCCTGTTATAGATCATATATCTGAATCCGAAGCTATCACTAATAATTGGGTTAGTCAATTTGTCGAATATAATATTAGTTTAGAATTAAGTGATAATGACAAATATACTTATGTAAAATTAACTGAAAGTATTAGTGAATACTTACAAACTTTTGCTAATCTTGAGAATTATATAACTCATGGAGGAATTAAATTATTTAATTCTACTATGGATTTACTATATGGTTGTTTTAGAGGAGCAAATGTAAGAGGTTTTCCTCATATAAGTTCTGAAATTATAGCCAAAACTTTAATTGAGGTAATGCGACAAGGAAAAGAAGATGAATTTTGGAATCTATCTAATATTAAAGAACAAGGAAGTGCATTTGCAAGAAAGGTAGATTTAAGAAACGATATTCTTATTGCTAATCGCATTAAATTACAAGCTGTATTAGATATATATGATACTCTAAAAGTTCCTACTTTATGTTTTAATGATTCGATTGTTTTTTCAGATATAATTGCAGAAAAGGTAAATGAAAAATACCCTAATCAAGCTATGAGTTATCATAGTAAATTAGAAAGTAAACCTTTAATTGATAACTTAACAGGAGAATATTATAGATATGTAGGGGGAACTAAAGCAGGACAGCCTAAATTATTTAGTAAAGCTAAGCAATTAGAATATGCTATTCTTGCAATAGAACATGGAGTAATGAGTTTTATATCTACCGTTAAGGCTTTAGATGAAGGAATTACTATTCCTAATATTGAATGTTTAATTACAACTGCTGGAACTTTTAATCCTATTCAATATGAACAAAGAACTGGTAGAGCTAAAACTTATGTAAGTAGTGATAAAATTGCTAAAATATACAATTTGTTTTTTAATGATTTTGAATATGAAGGTAAAGTATATAAATCCAGAGATAAAACTAAATTGTTAAGTAGGCAAACAAACAGTAGTAATGTAAAAAATATATCTTTATCGGATGTATAATTTTTGCAAAAATATCAAAAATATTTGCCAAAAGTATTGACAAGTATTGAAATTTATATTATCTTTGTAATCTATCTAATAAACATTATATGGAGAATGAAAAAACCGATTTATCGCCCTTTACAGAGGGGCAAGATGTAGTCCATACCTCACAACAAGCTGAAGAAAAATCTATCAGCCAGAGCCTTCCTGTAAAGTCTATTGGGCAAAATTCGCTTGTTAAGTCTTTACAAGAATTTGACCAATTTGCAGAAGTAATTATTAAATCTGATTATGCTAAAGGTTTCAAAAGAGTAATAAAAAACAAAGAAACAGGAAAAGATGAAGAAGTTGTATTAAAAGAAGATATTATAGCATGTCTGATGGTAGGACAAGAATTAGGTATTAAACCAATGGGTTGTTTAGCACTTGGTAATAAACTTAATGTTAAGTCCTATTTTTCTGTATTGAAAGGTAGAGAATTAGGACTTGATCCTATAACTTCAATTAGTAAAATATACAATATAGAAACTTCACAAGGTACAGTTTTAAGTTTAGCAGTAGATATCATTAATAAAGTTATTTTAGAGAATAGTAAAAAAGTAGAACTAATTAGAGATTTTGAACTTGTACCTTTATATTATACTGTAGTAGGAAATGTATATGTAGGACATAAATATAACATATTAGATATAAATGGAATACTAAAAGAAAATTATTTTATATATTTAAATAGTACTCCTGTAGAAGAGGTTGAGGCAAATAAACATAAAATTGTAATTAGACCTATTGGATTTACTCACATAAGTTCTTTAAGAATTACAACTGATACGAAAGATGTAATCTATCATTATAGTTTACAAGAAGCTATAGATGCTGGATTATATAGAGGATTTCATTCATCATTAAAAGATGATAAAGGAAATCCTATTTATGTACCAGGTAGAGATAATTGGAATAAACACAATTCTACTATGTTAAGAAATAGAGTAACTTCTATAGCAGGTAGAGATTCTTTTCCACATAAACTACATGGTAGTTATACTCCTGAAGAAGTATCTGAATTTGCAGATGCTATTGTTATTGAATAATTTTAATTAATATATTGTAATATTAATTTCCTCTTATATTATAAATCCAAAGTAATATATACTAATACATTTAAGATAATAGTAAGACTGAAAGGAAATAGAATAATATATTAATTCAGTTATAATTAATTAATTAATTTTTTAACTTTTAAAATCATAAAATTTATGTTTCAATTTAAAAATGCGTTAGTAATAAGTGGTAGTAAATCAGTTAATGAAGCTGAACCGGTAATTGAACTTAATTCAACCTTAAATACCTTTACCTTGAATAAGAAAGCGATGCTTTTGTTGGATATTACTCCTGGTGAAGATAGAGTTGCTATGTTTGATATGGCTGGACAAGGTGCTACAGATCATAATGACAGATTTTACATTTGTAAATCATTTGATATTCAAAAAGGAAACAGTTCAGTACCAGCAGGAGCATTGGTTTCTACAACTGGTAAGTTTTCTTACAATCGTATCTATGGGGCAATGATCTGTGAAGATATGGATGTAATTGATATTACTCCTGAAGCAATGGTTGAACGTGGAGTTGTTTATCCTAAAGTTAAGGGAGCAAACACTCAATATATTTCCAAAAAAGTTGGAAATGGAAAGTTGGAGCTTTACAAGAATGGTGAAGAAATAGAAGTTCGTGATGGAATCATGCGTAAGCTGGCTCTTATTACTAATCTTCAATTTACCGAACACGTTAGCACAAGAGCTAATTCTATTGAAGATGAAGCAACTGTTGATCAAACACAGGGCGATTTGTTTTCAGATGATCGTGAATAATTAAGTAATTAACTAACTAAATAATAATAGATGTTACAAATAGATATTAATCAAAATGTAACCAGTAGGCTACAATTTGAACCAATTGAAGCACACAATGGATTTTGTTTAGGTTTTCTAAACAATGTAAGTATTGAAACCTCTCCTGTAAATGAAGATGCTAAATGGGAATTTAAAGGATATGAAACTCCTCGTTTGGTCTTTGAATTTATTCAAAAGAAAGACCAATATAATACTAAAGAAAGGTTTCATATTCATTCAGAACTTCCAATTAGCAGACTTAAATCCAATGGAGAAAGTCGTGAAGAAGCTACTATCGTAAAAGATTATTTAGCTTTATGGGGTAGAGTTAAACATATCCATGATATGTTTAGTACTTCTGCTAATTTTAAGGCAATTACCGAAGCCCCTAAGTTTACTCCTGAAGCAGATATTGCTACAAGACTTGCAGAATTTAAAAAATTCTTTGAGAATATGGTTAATCTGTTTAATATGGGTACAGACGGTAATCCTATCTATAAACCTTTTACTGTTGAAGGTACTGAAAAGTGTTTGACTCTTAAACTTATTGTTAATACTCTTAACGATAAGAGTTATTTAGGTTTTCCTAAATATGTTGGGCAAGGATTTGCTGAAAGAACTACTATTAATAATGGTAAGATTGATACAGCATTGAAGTTTCAACCCAAAGAAACTTATAGAATAACTTCAGCGGTTATTCCTCCTGTACCAAATCAAATGAGCAATAAAGCAAGTAATTTGCCCGCAGATGTTTTGAGTATTATTCAACAACAGTAATTATTAACTTAATTAAAGATAAAAGAGGGTTAGTGATAACCCTCTTTTATTTTTGTTTATTTTTGCAATAATGATTGATGATAATATAAAATATTATATTTTAAATAACTACGATCAAGTAGAAATGTTTAGTTTTTATTTACAGATACCAATAGAAGATATACAAGAATCAATTAAACTTAAAAGAAATATACTAAATTTACATAGAGGAGATACTGCTCCTTCTTTAAAATTTTATTACGATGGAGGTAAATTAAAAGTCTTTGATTATGGAAATGTATTTTACAGAGGAGATATATTCGATATTGTATCACTAGTAACAGGAGATAAAGGCTTTATTAATTCTTGTACTCATATATTACAAAAATTTAAACCAGGAATAAATAATCCTATATTAACATCAAGAAAAAATAAATATTTATATACATATACATTTAGAAATTATAGTTCTAAAGAAATTACATATTGGTATAATGCAGGTATAACATATGAACATTTAAAAAATAGAGGAATATTATTAGCAAATGAAGTACATAGAGATGGAGTTAGAATACATTATTATAATCAAAACAATCCTGGATTTATTTATATATTAGGATTTCAAGAAGAAGAATTGTTTACTTTATATAAACCTTTTGAGAAAAAAGAATTTAAGTTTACTAAAAATTATAATTATCCAATCGAAGGAATAAATGAACTATATGAATCTGAAAACTTAATTATTACTAAGAGTAGAAAAGATAAGTTGACCATAGAAAGTTTAATTGATAACGGTAATATAGTTAAACAAGTAAGTAAATTAGTTAAAAGATTAGATTTACCCCCCTTTCAATATTATTCTTTTTATGTAGGGTTTTATGACAATACGTATCATATTAATTCAGATTATTGTATAACTAATTTATCCAGTGAATCTATATTACTATCAAATAAATTAATAGATTTTCTAAAATCTAAACATAAAAGAATATTTATATTCTATGATTATGATTTAACAGGAATAATCAATAGTTATTTTTATGCTAAATTACATTCATTTATTCCTATATTTATAGGAAGACCAAAAGATAAAATTATAGAAAAACTAACACCAGAAATAGTAAAATTAATAACTAATAAATTTTTAGAATATGAAATAATATTTGAAATTAACGAGTTTATACAATTCGTAGATTTTCATTCAGGTAATGAAGAATCAAAAGATATGTTTGAATTAGCAAATTATAATATTAATAAAGCTAAAACTTTTTTAAATGGACTTGAAACATATAAGAAGAAAACATAAGTTCTTAGGTATAAAAGAAGAGGAATTTCTATTCGGAGTACCTGTAACAGAACAACAATGTAATGAATTTTTAGATGAAATGACAAACTTATCAGATAATGATTTCTTTAATAAATATTTATTCTACAAGGAAAAAGTATTAATGTTAGGAAATGTAAATGATAAATCAAGAAAGTTAATGGAACTTGTAATAGATTCTATAGATTTACCAAATGGTAAGAAGTCTTTTACTTGTTTTACTGGAGATTGGAAAAGATGTATTGATAAATCTCCAACTATTATACATGAGGACATAAGTTCTTCATGGAATTGTTTAGTTGAATATTTAGGTCATCCTGAATATGCTATAATATTAAAATTTAAACCAGATGAACATGAATTTCTTATATAAATTGGATATTAATAAAAATGTACTGGAATGGGGAATTGATTATGATTATGATTCTGGTATAAATTATATATTAATACAACAAGGTAGAATTAATGGTAAAAAAGTACATAGTTCTACACCTTGTGCAATGACTTCTCCAGATATAGAAATTGCATCTAAAATAAGAGATAAAAGGAAATCTGGATGGAAGACTTTAGATGAATTAGGGGTAGTAGCTTCAAATAATATGGAAGAACAATTATTAAAGCTTCTACCATATGAGCATAAAGATTTGAATAATAGACATAAGCCTCAAAAAGCTGTATTATTTCAAGAAGGTAAGTTTAAATATCCTGCTCTTATTCAACCAAAACTTAATGGAATTAGAGCTACTTTGAGTTGGACTAAAATAATTACTGGAAAAGGATTATTTGCCGAAACTATAGAAAAAGCAGTATTAACTTCAAAAGAAGGTATTGTTTATCATATGCCTCATATTACAGATATTTTAACAGAAGATTTCTTTAAAGCCTTTGTAAATAACGAGTGGATAGATATAACTTACGATGGTGAGTTATATAAACATGGAATGAAACTTAATGAGATAAGAAAGAGAGTACCTTATTATAATGCTCATGGGACTTTAAGTAAGGCCTCTGGTAATCCTCAAGAAATATCTTTTTGGTGTTTTGATTTAGCTATTCCTAATATAATACAACAAGATAGAACTATTATACATGGAAATTTATTAACTGATTATCCTTCAGTTATTGAACCCGCTTATTCATTAAGTCCTATAGTAGCTTTAGATGCCATTCTTGTATATGATGATAAACACAGCAGAGAAGTAGCAGATGAATTTATTAAAATGGGATATGAAGGAGGAATATTAAGAGATTTAGATAGCTACTATGGTTTTGGAACTAAAGATAAAAGAATGATGAAACTAAAGAAATGGTACTTTACTAAATGTACTATTGTTGATGTAGTTTATAAAAATTCTTCTATTGTAAATGATAAAGAACGTACCTATATAGCTATAGTATTAAAAAACGATATAAATAATGAAATCTTTGAATGTACTCCAGAAGGAGATGAAGAAGATAGATTGTTATTACTAACCAATAGAGATAATTATATAGGTAAATTAGCTAAAGTTAAATTTAGAGAAAGAAGTGGTATTGCAGAAGTACCCTTTCAAGCAATTGTAACAGAAATTGAAAACTAAATAACTATGGAAAATAAATATTTTAAATCAAAAGTTAGAGAAGATTATTTTAAATTTGATGATGGAGTGGATTGTTATTTCTTACAGTTAACCGATGGGGGATTTGCTATTCTTGAAAAAGAAGTAGATATTCCATTAATTCCTATTACTGAGGAAGAATTTAAAGCTGCTCTTATTAATACAGGTTTAATACCAATAATTGCAAATCTTATAGCATGAGAAGAATATTTGTAATAAATGCTGCAAATGAAAAAGTAGCTAAGGAATTAACTGATTATGTATTATTAAATAAACAAGATGATATATTAGTTCCTAATGTTGTATTCATGAGTATCTATTATGATATGCATTCTTATCTTACTAATCTATTAATAACTAAGTTTGAGGATCAAGTTCCTATTACTCAATCTTTACTTAAAATCCTATTTAAAAATTATAAACAAAATTTTATAGATTATGTATTAGAAAAAATAGATAGTAGGGATACACCTCGTACAACTTTGTTTATATTTTGTCAAAATAGAATATTATTTCATTATATCAGAAAAGTTTATGGATATAAAATCGTTAAGTCTGTAGAAATAGTAACTGATGTAAAAAAGATAGAATATGAATTACCTGCAAATAGATTTAGTAAGCATGATATTAAATTATCTTTTCCTGAATGGAATAACAAAACATTTAGAAGAAGAATTATATCACAATTTGTAAATAATCATATACCAGTAAAAATATTAAAACTTGAATCACATGAGTAATATATTTAATTTAGAACAAGAATATCTTCAACTTATATCAGAAATTGAAGAATTAGATGGAGAAATTACTCCTGAAATAGAAGAAAGATTGGCTATTAATTCTCAAAATGTTCACAACAAACTAAGAAGTTATAGATACATAACCTTAATGATTGATGGAGATATTAGGGTAATAGATGATGAAATAGAAAGATTGAAAAACTTAAAGGAATCTAAGTCTAAAGCTATTGAAAGAGTAAGAAAAGTAATGCTGGATGCAGTATTACTTTTTGGAACAGATGGTAAGTCTGGCAATAAGAAAATGGATTTTGCTGAATTTAAGATGTGGACTACTAATAGAAAATCTGTATTTATATCTAATGAAGATACATTTAATAATACAGATTATTTAAATTACAAACTTGGAAATAATCTAAATAAAGAAACTTTTGATAAAATCTCTAAATTAATTGAAGGAGAGGAAGTAAAAGTTTCTACTGCTATTAATAAAACTGCTATAAAAGAAGCTTTAGAAGCAGGAGGAGAAGTAAATGGAGCAATATTAATTAATAAACCTTCTTTAACTATTAAATAATGGCATACGAAACTATATTTGAAAATGGTACTAATATAACTTCTTATATGGCTACTGGAATTGCAGAAGGATTTGAAGATTCAGATAATGAAAAGGATATAGTTAGAGCATGGAGTTATTTAATTGGTACAAGATTAGCATATAGTTTACAAGGAAGTTTTGGAAGACAAGCCTCTATCTTTATAGATAGAGGTTTAATTTCCGAAGATGGAACTGTAAATTGGGAAAGAGTTGAACAATTAATAGAATAAAAGTGGAAATTATGATTATAGGAATAAGCGGTAAGATGCAATCTGGTAAAAACACAGTTGCATCCCTAATACAATATTTGAGTACCAGACCTGATATGACTTATAGTTCTTTTTTATTATTATCTAAACAAGAACAAAGATATAATTGGAAACAAGTAGCTTTTGCAACTAAAATTAAACAAATTGTATCTATACTTACAGGAATATCTGTTGAAGATTTAGAAAGACAAGAAATTAAGGATAGTAAACTTTCTGATGAATGGATTAGATATGGTTATGCTAATGGGTTCTATAAATATTATAAAGATGGAAAAGAAGAAACTGTAATGAATAATACTCAATGTGATAAAAAACGGTATGAGTTAGAGTTTCGTACTAATTATCAAACTGCATATAAAGTTCATCCTACATATCGTGAAATGCTACAATATATAGGTACAAATTTATTACGTGATAAATTTCATAATGATACTTGGGTTAATGCTTTATTTGCTGATTATAAAAAAGAGGGTGGTTTTGAAGGTGGTGAAAGAACAGCTTCGGATGGTGGCTATTATTCTACTCCAAGTTACAAAGGAGAATTTCCTAATTGGATTATCACAGATGTTAGATTTCCTAATGAATTAGAAGCTGTTAAACAAAGAGAAGGTATTACCATTAGAGTTAATAGATATGTAGGAGAAGTTGTTATGTACACCCCAAGATATTCTCCACCAAAAGAACACTCTTCTGAAACAGCTTTAGATGATGCTACATTTGATTATACTATTGACAATAATGGTACAATTGAAGAATTAATTAAAAAAGTAAAAGAAGTATTAATAAAGGAGAAAATAATATGACTGAGAAACAATTATTAAAAAAGTTAGTTAAATTATTTCCAGATAGGCATATAGTTATTAGAAGAGAATATGCATATTATCAAACAATAGGGTTTAAAACTACATATCCTTTGTATATAGCAAATGGGGATAATACCGATTTAGGTACGTGTTGGACTCCAGATTTCGACACTTTCCAAGAATTATTAGATTTTGTTAAATCTAAATTACCTTATTTATGAGTAAAAAAATAACTTATCATAAATCACATAGTTTCAAAGATACAGAAGGAGTTAGTCATTCTTTTTTAACAGAACTCTATAAAATAGGAGTATATGGAATATTAGATGGTGATCCATCAATGCAGGGAGGATATAGTCCAACTCAAATAGTTAAAATAGAAAAAGGACTATCTAAATTGGCAAAAAAAGGAAAAATAACAGACTTACAGTTTGGAAACCCTATAACAGTTCAAAAGATAGATGGGTTATGGAAAGAGATAAAGGTATAAAACATAGCACTTTTTCATTTTCCTATAACACGATTAAAAATAATAATAAATAATATGAAACCTAAAATTGAATTAGAACCAAATGAAGTTTTTGATTTTTTAGAAAAAGAATTAAAAATAAGAATAATAAGTAGAAAAACTACAGGGGGATATTTTAGAGGAGCATTAAGTAGAAAGAGTGCTATTAAAAAATTAGAAAGATATTTACAAGAAGATAAGATTTTAGCTAAATATTCTAATAAGGATGTTAATTTTATGATAATTGATACTAAACTTGAAAAACCTCATAGGTGGATAGATTTTTGGGTAAAAGAAAGTTTATTTACAATAACTTACACACAAACCAATGAAAATCGTCTCCCCAAGCAATGAATTATTAGCTTCTATTTCTGAAAATAATAGAATATCTTTTCATACAGATTTTGATATAAATTTAAAATTATTTATTAAAGAATGTATGAAAGTTAAAAATGAATCAGAAACAGAAGCTGTTTTTATTTATAAATTTAATAATATATCTAATGGAAGAAGTAAAAGACAAACATCAAAAAACAGGAGCAATTCTTAGAGAAGATACTTATGATTTAAAATCTGAATCGAGAAGAGCATTAGCTAAAATTAAAACAGCTATGTCTAAACGAAAAGATATTAAAATATATAAAGTAGGTGAAATAAGAATTGAAACTACTTTTAGTATAGATGAATCCCCAGTATTAAAATTTTTAAAAGATACTTATGGACAAGAGCCAATCGAAATCACTGAAAGCAGAGTTGAAGAGGCTGAGGAATGAATTAGAATTAGCCAAAGAACTTCAAAAGAAATATAATAAACTAATTAACGAAACAAAAGATAAAATAAAAGAAATAGAAATATTATTGAATCCACCTGAAATAGAATTTACAGATCATGGTTTAGTCAGGTATGTGAGTAGAATCTGTAAAATTAATCTTAAAATTTATGAAATAAAATTCATAGAAAAATATAAGGATACTATATATAGTCAAGGAGGAACTTGTACTATACTACATGATAACCTTAAAGTAGTAATAAGAGATTTTAAAATAATAACCGTAATTGATGTAAAAAATGAGTCATAATCTTAATTATAATTCAAAAGCTGGTCGTCATGCTTTTGCATCAGCAAAAGAAATAGCATGGCATAAACTGGGTAAAGTAGTATCTGATAGAATGACTTCTACTGAATGTATAGAAGAAGCATTATTAGATTACGAAGTTGGAAAAGGTAAACTTTATGTTAAATATGAAGAACCTATTCAAAAGAATGATAAAACCATAGTAGGAGGACAATTAGAAGATAAATTTGCTACATATAGAAAAGATACTGGAGATACATTTAGTATTGTAGGTAGTCAATATGAAGTAATACAAAACATTGAAGCATTTGATTTCTTTGATGAAATAGTTGGAGAAAGAAGAGCAATTTATGAAACTGCTGGAGCATTAGGTAAAGGAGAAACAGTATTTATTACTGCTAAGTTACCTGATCATATACTTATTGCAGGTAAAGATACCATAGATAAATATTTATTGTTTACAATGAGTCATGATGGAACAGGTAGTATTATAGCTAAATTTACTCCAATTAGAGTAGTATGTAATAATACTCTAAGTACGGCTATAGAAGGAGGAAATAATATATTTAGAGTTAAACATACAAAAAATGCAAGAAATAAATTAGAAGAAGCTCAAAAGCTATTAGCGATTACTTATAAATCATCTAAAGAAACTCAAGAGTTATATGAATATTTAACTAAAATTAAAATTACAGATGAAGTAAAAGCAGAAATATTTTTAAATATATTTCTTACTAAAGAAGAATTGACTAATTTAGGAAAAAGTAATTGGGTTACAAGTCCTGACTTATCAACAAGAAAGAAAAACCAACTACAATCTTTATTTAAATATTCTGAAATAGGAGTAGGACAAGATATGGATATTTGTAAAGGTACAGCTTATGGAGTATTTAATTCTATAACTGGATATATTCAAAATGTTAAATCTTTTACTTCAGAAGAAAAGAAGTTTAGTAGTATCTTTTTAGGAACAGATGGTACTTTATTAGATAAAAGTTTAAACTTAATTTTAAATTATCAGTAATTTATGGAAAAAGTATTAGTAGAAATTATTAATCAAAGTGCAAATGCAAATCCAAGTTATGAATCTGAATTTGCATCTGGAATGGATGTTAGAGCAAAGTTAGTAGAACCTATTCGATTACAACCAAGTGAAAGGATTATGCTTAAAACTGGAATATATGTAGCTATTCCCGAAGGTTATGAAATTCAAGTTAGACCAAGAAGTGGTTTAGCTCATAAACATGGTATTATGGTAGTTAACAGTCCGGGTACTATAGATGCAGATTATAGAGGAGAATGTAATGTTCTGTTAATTAATACATCTAATATTCCATTTGTTATTAATCCTGGTGATAGGATAGCACAATTTGTATTATGTCCTGTAGCTAAAGTTCAATGGGTAAATGTAGAAACTCTATCAGAAACTAAAAGGGGAGATGGAGGATTTGGAAGTAGTGGAACTAAATAAAAATAACAGGGTGAGTAGCAATACTCACCCTATTTAAAACTTTTAATATGGCAAAATTAATTGATAGTTTAAATAATATTATAGCTTCTGGAACTGAAGAATATGTATCTGAACTACATAGAGTTCTATTAGCTGATCCTGAAGATATATCTGAAGAAGATGAAGTAAGATTTGAAACAGAACTTAGGACTTTAAGTTGGGCTGGAAATTTAATTGTAATAGCAGATTAAGTTATGAAAACAGTATGTATATATCATTCGATAGACCTTGATGGTTGGATGTCAGCAGCAATAGTTAAACATTGGTGGAAAACCAATAATAATGATAAAATAGAACCTTTAAAATTTAAAGATGAAGAAAAAGATACTTTAATATCTGTTAATAATACTCTTGATTTCATTGGTTATAATTATGGACAACCTATTCCTGATTTATCAGAATATGATAAAGTTATAATGTGTGATATTTCTTTTCCTAAAGAAGAAATGCTTAATTTATTTAATAGATTAGATGATAACTTTATTTGGAATGATCATCATATTTCTGCTATAAAAGATTGTAAAGGTTATGTTTGTCCTTTGGGAAGACAACTTACTAATTATGCAGCTTGTGAACTTACTTGGCAATATTTCTTTCCTAATGAGCCAATGCCTGAAATAGTAAGATTACTTGGTAGATATGATTGTTTTGGTCATAAGACAAAAAGATTTGATTTTGATATTAATGGTTATAATAAAGCCAAAGAGTACCTTATAGAAATTAATAAGTTGCAAGAATTTGAGAATAATAATACTTCTACCGATGGATTTAGTTTAGTTCATTATGCTAATGATGTTGCTTTAAAATTAAGTGAAGAACAAAAAGTATTAGAGTTTCAATATGGTGCAAGACAACTTATTGATAACTATGAAAAAGCCTATAAATGGTTAGTCGAATCACTAAAACCTACATCAGGTATTGTAGAAGATATTCAATACAACGGAGCTTCTATTTATCAATATCTTTATACAGACGCTAAACAAACTTATAAGAATGGATTTGAAATTAACTTTACATACGTACCTGTTATAAATGCGGGAGCAGTTGTTAAAAATTTTATTTGCATTAATAGAGAACGTTTTAACCCTATTAACTTTGGTATTAATTATCATGCTGATGGTTATGATGGTTGTGCTTGTTTTCATTATGATGGGGTAGCTAAACTTTGGAGATTTAGTTTGTATAACGATAATGGTACTGTTGATTGTAGTATTATAGCTAAACAATTTGGTGGAGGTGGTCACAAAGGTGCGACAGGATTTACAGTAAATATGTATAATTTTTTAGAAATAATAAAATGAATGAAGTAAAAGAATTAGGTAGTAAATATTCAGCTTGGGGAATATGTGTTGGTAATTTATGGGGAGGAGGACAAGGTTCTTTTCTGACAAGACATTACCACAATGATGATTTAGAAACAATGAAAAAAGAAATACAAAAAGATTTAAGGTCTGGAACAATAGATTCTGGAATGGGATTTGAGAGTATGATTAGAGCAACAATGGTAATACAAAAAGTAACTTCTATAAAATATAAAGAGGAAATATTTAAAAGTTTTGTTGAAGTAGAAGAACTATTTGAAAATAATTAAAATAAAGGGAATTAGACTGATAAAACAGTTTAGTTCCCTTTTTAATTTACGGTAACAAACCCATAGGATAAGGATGCATGATCGGGAATGGAGTTATTGTAACAGATTGTAATTAGATACCAGATGAGGATTCCCATTTGATATATCTTCTTATCCTATGGGTTTAGCTTCATTCTAACAATAGCAAATTATCAAATATATCCCAATATTAAATATTTTTAATATGCTCCCAGATTCAAGCTAATAAGCCATACAGCTAAAATTTAAGCCTTTTATAATATACCGACAAGTGTAAATAAAAAAAGAGTAGGATTAAATCTTCCTACTCTTTTTATTTAATTTAAGTATTAATATCTATTCATCATCTTCATCCAGGACATTTTCAATTACATTTGTAATTATAGTATTTTGTCTAACAGAGGTTGTTCCTAAGTAATTTAATTTAGGTAATTGATTAGTAAAAGGAAATACTTTAGCCCATTTTACATAAGGGGGTTGTCCTCTATATTCATCATCTGTTATGTATCTTATAGTTCCATGCATAGCAAATAATAAGTCAGATATAGATTTAGTTATAGGTACAGGGTCTTTTAATACATTGTAGGCAGTCATAGGACTCATATAAAAATATATATCTTGTTCAGCCCTATATATTTGATTAGCTAATAACATAGCTGTATAATCATATAAGTTCTTTTTATCATCGTCTTCTTCAATTGAAGATTTAAGTAATGTTGTTAATAATAATAGATTAGCAGCCATTGTTATTTCAGCTAAATTTTTACGCATATTTTCTTTATCTACATCAGATAATCCATCAAACGCATTCTTTTTGTAACTTAATTGTTTAAGTAGTGTAACAATTGATTTACTAAAACCTAAGTCTGAATAAGTAACCCATCTACCTTTAATTCTTCTGTCTAATTGAGGATCGTATCTTTCTGCATAAAATCTACTTACTACACCCATAGGAATCCAACTTCTAAATTGGAATAACATTCTGCCTATTAGTACTTTCTTTGCTTGTAAAGGACTGGATGGATCATAATTACCATGTAAATATTTATTCATTTGAATAATCTTAGCCCTTAATTTAGTAAACTCATTCTTTTCATCTGCCTTTATGTTTTCATCATTCCATTTTATTGCATCTTCTTCTGTAAATTTAGATTTATCTATTTTTCCTTGATCGTTAAATAAATCCCATACACTCATTTCACCTTGTTTAGTATATACTTTTTGTTTTAATGCTGTAGCAATAGCACTTACTCCTTGTACAAAATATTCAGTTTTATTTTGAATTATATATGGGTCAAGATTACGTAAAGGTCTTGTTCGAGATTCAGAACTTTCTGCATCATATCTAATATCTACTGTTTCAAATAGTACATCTAAATTAGATAAATAATTAAATACTTTGTTATTAGTAGGATTTTGACCTAAACTTTTAAGCATTATTCCAAGTGCTTGAAGTAGTTGTTTATTTCCATATTCTTTATCTCCGTTAGCATGAACAATGTTAGATACCATACCAAAGGATATGTTAGCAATACCAGCAGCTAAGTTAAGACCCATACCTTTTAATTGGGTAAGTTTCATTAACATTTCACCTAAATTTTGATATACTAAACTTTTACCTCCTAATTCTTTATATCGTTCGGATAAGTATTTCATTTTCTGTTCATATACAGCCTTTGATCGAGTTTTAATATGAGATTCAGCCATAGAAATGTTAAGTTCAGAGTTATCATCTGTATATTCCATAGCTACTTCTCCTTCATAATCATATACAGTTACACTACCATCTTCATTAGCTTCATATCTAAACAACTCATTATCTTCAAGTCGTCTCTCTAATTCATCTCGCATCATTTCAATTTCTCTGGCTAATTGATATTTTTTAAGTCTATCTTTATGAGTAGAACCCATGAACTTTTCTATTTCTGCAACTACTTCATCGTAATTTTCATAGTTTTTTAAACTACTATCAAAACCAAATATTTTTTTATCGCTTGGTTTACCTTTATTAACTCTTTCTCCGTACATTATAGCGTCTATTGTAAATCGAGCCCACTGTTTAGTTTTAAGTCCTTCTTTCTCTAATCTAATTTCTTTACCGTCTATGTTTAATTGAGGTTTACCTGACTTTCTATTTTCTTCTATTTCGGCAGCTTTTTCTAATACAGAATATAATACCTCAACTTTATCTCTTACTTGGTTCTTATAGTCATAATTAATAGCTACATCCATGAACAAAATAAGCATCTTCTCTAAGTCCATAGTACGATCTTCTATTGGTACAGGACTAATATATTTAAGTGGAATATTCTTTTCTAATTCTCCTGTTAATTTACGAGAAGAATATTTTCTTTCTTGAGTTGCATTTAATTCAGCTATTTCTTTTGTAGTAAAACTATCTAACATTTTATTGCCAATTAACTCTACTTTTTGTCCAATTGTAGCACCTGTTAACTCTTCAATTAAAGATTTATGTACATTTGCCAAAAAGTTATAAGGTAGGTCTGCTCTTACTTGATCGGGAAGCATCTTCATACCTGATGCCATCATAGATTTATATAAGGTAAAAAATGTATGTAAAGTTTTATCTTTAATTACTGTTTCAAACTTAGAGTCAAAATATCCAGTATCTTTATTAGTCCCTTGTTCTATTTTACGAGGAAATCTTTTAATCCATCTATTATTAGGATAATTACCTATTTCTCTAAAGTTTGAATCTTTAAATGCTACATTGATAGCTACAATTGGATCATTTTCACCATACCAATCGGCTTTAGCAGAATCTTTATTTGTAATAGTAGTATCTAAATCTATTTGTTCATATACATTAGCTTTTTCTTCCACATATCTTTGGTATCTTTCTTTAGCTTCTTCGATAAATTCATCTGCTAATTCCTCACCCCATTCTTTAGCTAAGTATGCTCTGTATTCTCTTTCATTCCTATATTTATATTTATCAGGATTATCTGGTTTTTTAATATTAGATACATTTAAAAATCTTAAATCAATTACAATTGTTTTTGCATGATGGGCATCTACAATTTTAGCAATTTTATCTTTTTTCTGTTCAGCACTTAATCCTATATCGTTTCTTATTTTATTTAGTTGCATTTTATATTGATTCTCTTCTGTTACCCATTTATCAGAAAACCTATCAATAAATCCTCCTGTATATTTAACTTTCATTTGGGCTTTAAGTATATCTATTTGGGTAAGAGTAGTTTCTTTATTTTCTCCATATGGATATTTATCCCTTTTAATCTGTGATTCTAACTTTTCAATTCTTTCTTTTAATGAAACTAAGTCATAAGTTTGCCAAAATAAATCATAATCTTTACCCACTTTAGCAAAAGCGGCTTTATCTTCTCTAAGTGCTTTGAAGAATTTGGTAATAGTATCTAATATGTTTCTCTTTGTAGTTATTTGATTATTTTGAGAAAGTTTAACTGCATCATCAATAGCCATTACTATCTTATTATTAGACATGGAAGTATCTAAAGTTAAAGTAGTTATTTGACCTTGATCTTTTATATCGGTTAAATCTTTTCGAGTAACTTCTAATTTAGGTAATTGTTCGTTTATAACATCTTTTGCATAATCTAAAGATATATTATAATGTTTATTACTTAATAAATCTGCTTTATTTCCTAATTGTTGATATATAGTTACAGATACAGAATTAGGATTATCTAATTCTTCTTGTGGTATTAAAGCACGAGTGAATTTAAATTGCCACATTTCAATTAAGTTACCTGCTAATCTTAACTCAGCAGGATTAATAGTAGGAGAATCCAAAAGATTTGCTACATATGTTAATTGTCTATTAGCAATTTCTTTAATAGATTCTATACTTCTATTTTCAACTAATGCTTGTCTGTCTTTGTACAATTCGTTAATTCTGTTCCAAATATTAATTTTATGTGCCGTAGGAGTATTTTTAGTTAATCCTGCTCTTAAGGTAGATATTCTATTATTTATAGCTAATCTTAATTTAGTAATAACAGGGTCTTCTTCAGTTGGAGTATCTTCTAAACTGTATGAGTCATTGTATAAATCATCATTGCTTTCTAAATGATTTATATATTCAGCTACAACTTTTTCATCTACTGTAACTTGATTATTTTCAGTTTTAAATACAGGAAAATTAGTATAATATTGATGATTAAATTTTGCTGTATTTTCAGGAGTTATATTATTTGTATTTAATATAATATTAGCTTTAGAAATTTCTGTAGATATAGGATCAATTATTTTTGATTCTGAATTAGCAAATTCTGTTACTTGATTATGAATGTCTGAATCATCAAGAGGTAAATTAAAATTAGAAGGTAATTTTTGAAAAATTAAATCATCTGCTCCAAAGTTATCATACGCTTGTGTAGAATAAGAATTACTTATACGTTTAACCTCACTTCTAATTAAACTTCTTGGGTACTTCTTAGCTACTTCTTTAAGTTTAGCTATTTTAATGTTTGTAATAGCTTGGTGTGTATATTCTTTATTTAACCTATGTTCATTCTTTTGAGATATAATTTCTTCAATTATATAAGGTTCATTTATATCAAAAAAGTCATCGCTTTTAGCTATTTCTAAAGCTTCTTCCATAGTATCCCCAAAAGAATAAGAAGCATTACCTTGTTTTACAAAATATTCTTTTTGGTTTTCATCAAATAATGTTCTAAGTGCTACTTTATGAATACTTTCTTTTAAAGTTTTATCAGTTTGAGTTGGTTGAATGCCATCATATCCTTCTAAAAAATATGAATCTTGGATAGTATAAGAATTTTCATCTCTATTCCACTTAGAAGCATGAAGTTTTACAAATGCTTTGGCTTTTTCTAACGTATCCTTGCGCATTTGTTCTACACCATTATATATAACAGAATAAGCCTTCCTTCTTTTTTCTTTAGATTCTTTAACTTCAGGTTTATTTAACTTACCATATTTTTGATCAAGTATAGAATTAATACTATCAATAATCTTTTTAGTAGAGGAAGGTATATCATTATCATATTCTAATCTAAAATTACTACCTGTAAGAGATATACCTAATTCATTATGATGACCTTCTAAATTATCTATAATAGATGCAAGGTTAGGTTGTACACTATGTATATTATGCATTCCTGGATATTTGGTATAACTAACTCCAAGTAATTCAGATTTTTTATCTTTACTTACTTTTTTAGAAGCATCCCATACACTACCACTAAATACATCAGTATCAGCCGCCCATTTAATATCTTCAGATTTAGGATAAATTTTAAATTTAATTTTACCTCCGCCACCTTCCATGTGTGGAATAATTCTATCAATAGGTTTAGTAAATGCAGATATAGTAAATTCCCCACCAGCTTTTTGATTATCTTCTATGTGTTGCAATAGATTTTGCATCATGAGATTTACATCAAAATCACTATAAGCTCCTACAACAGATATAAATTCTTGACCTCTACTATAAACTTCTTCTGGATTATATTGAATGTTATTTACTTTTTTCCATTCTTCTATAATTTCTTTAGATTGTTCATATTCTTTATTTTTTTCTATAAACTCCTTAATAAATACAGTAGTGTTTTTAAAATACCCAGCATAAGAATCAACGTATTCTATATTACCTATATTTTTTTTGTGGATATAGTTATCTCCATCCCGTACTACAATTATTGGAGCATTGATGCTATCATATTCGTCTTTAGATGAAGGTTCTCTTAATCTATTATCATTTTGATCAACTTGTTTTAAGATATCTAAATTCATATTACTCAAATCAACATCTTCAACACTTTTAGCTAAATTACTAATATGTTTACTTGCTTCTGCATAAGTTTTAAATTGTTGATTATCTGGTGTAGTATATACTACTTCATTTCCTGGTAATATAAGTTTAGAATTACTATAAGCTAATAAATCAGCAATATCACCTAATGTCATATTATCAGGTAAGTTATCTATCTCTACTTCTTTTTGACCTAAAAGCTGTTTTACAAAAGCTTTCATTTCTTTAAGAAGTCTTTTAAGTAAAGATATTAATTTACCATCCTTAACTTTATCTAATCTATTAGCAGTATATAATCCAAGTAATTCTACAATAGCTTCTTCTTTATTATTTTCTTTATGTTGCTCTAAATAACTATCATATTCTTCTTGTGAATAAAAATCAGGAAATGAAACATTTTCATCTTTACTGTATGTAGAACTATTTATATCTTTTGGTAAATATGTTTTATTAATCCTATCTAATACCTCTTTACCTTTACCATATTCAAGTTCTTTGAGTAAGTTTTGGTATAGTTGTATATTTTTACCAATAGATTTTAAATTGTTTATATATTGCTCTGCTTCTTCTTTTGTTTCAAAAAAATTAATATCTCCTAAATTTACATCGCTATAAGATTCTACATAATATTTAGGATAACCTTGTTTAGTATAGTCTTCTGAATTTTCTTTAATTTCATATTTAAGATTAGTAAAAGGTACTCCATTTTTAATAGTTCTAATAATAGGATGCCCTAGTATTTCATGTATAGGAGTATCTAATGTAGCATAAGTTAAATTAATTACAGCAGTATTATTTTCTAATTTACCTTTATATTGTTTAGTTCTATCAGATTCAAATCTTACAGGAATCCCTATTCTATCAGACATTCTTGCTGCTAAATCTCTGATAGTTTTTTCAGAGGCTACATACTCTTCTTGTTCTCTACCTTGTGGTAATTGATATTGTGTATTATTTGATTTATTAACAAACTCTTTAAATCCTTGTATATCTTGTTTACTCTCTAATATGTGGATTTGTTCTGGTTCAAATACACTATATGATTTAGAACCTTTATCCTCTACAAAATTTATATATATATAAGAATCATGATTTTTCCATAAAGCTACTCTTTCAGGAATAGATTTATCAGGTAATCCAAACATATCACTTTCTTCTTTTGGTAAATATCCATTTTCATATAACCAATTATCTAAATAGCCAACTGTCTTTATAAGTTCATAGGGGTCAGGTTGCTCACCTGCCGAATCTAATTCCCAATCAAAATCTGCATCTGTAATTATAGGTTTTTCTATATTTAAGAGTACAGGGTAAATATTTTCAGTAGTAGATTTTCTTATTTCTTTAATTGTTTTTAATCTTTCTTTAGCTGCTTTTAATGTACCAAAGTGTATGTTATTATACATTTTCATAAACTTTTCAAAAGTAGCGTTAGTACCATGATAAACAATATCCTTTACTTTACTATTAGGAAATATAGTATCAAGATATTGAGAATAAAGAATTTGTGCTTGTTGTTTTTGTTGAGGGGTTATTTGATTAGGTTGAAATGAAGTTCTATTTTTCCATATATATCCACCACTTTCGGATTGATTATATCCCTTTAATTTAGAATTTACAATAGGAAGTTCCAATTTATCTGCAACTGCTTGATAAATATATTTAGTCAATCCTTTACCTTGATGCTCTTGAGGAAGTCTTATCATTCCAACAACAACTTCTCCATTTTTAATAACAACATTCATTTCTCCTAAACCAGCAACTCCATCTTGAGATGTTATAGATTTACCATTATAGGATATTATTATGTTTTGCACTTTTCCAAAATCCCTATCAGCACTTCTACCCAATTCAATAGAAATTCCGTTATAATCAGATTTAAATCCAACAGCTTCATATACAGCATTAGCTAATTCAGGATTAGATTCAAATAGTTCTGTTACTCCTGGTTTAATAAAAGGTTTAATATCTAATTCCTCTAAAGTAGGAAATTTATCAACCCCATTCTCTTTTTGCCAAACTCCTATCTTAGCAGCTAATACATAAGGATTAATTCCACTTTCTTCTACCAGTTTAATAAAATCTGGACTATTTTTATTTATACAATTTACCATTTAATTACATTTTAAAAAGGTTTCTTTTTCTGCGGTTGACATTTCATTCCACATAGATTGAGTTATACCAAAATCTGATACAATATTACCATCATCTGTATAAAGATTATCTACTGAATTAGGATCAGTATTTAAAAGTACAACATTAAATAATCCATTTTGTACAGGTCTAACTCCAAATTTAAACTTATATTTATTTCCTTGATTTAGAATACTTGCCCAATTTACTGCATTTTTATAAGGTATCTTTTTTAACTTACCCTCATTGTTTAAAAGTTTGTATTCTTGATAATAACGATAAGCTATTAAAAAAGGAACTGGTCTATATTTATGATTACGTGGTATATTATTTGAAAATAAATTTAATTGATTAGAGTCATCTATATTAAATTCAGAAAATAAATCTAATTGAGAAGATTGAGTAGAAGAAGATTGAGATTTTGTTACAAATCTATCTTTAAATTGTTGCTCATTGGATATATCTTTTCCTTCAATATTTCTAAAAGTCCAACCTTTTGGTGCTAAAATAGTTGTAGGAATACCTAATCTCATACCAGCCTTAGCTCCAGCTTCATCAAATCCAGTTTGTCCTCCAGTTCTAATATTTTCTATTTTATTTTTTAAATCAGGTGATTCTATAACTTCTTTTAATATTTTATAGGTCATTAAATCAATTTCTTCTTGATTCCAGCCTGCATCTTTCATTGTATAAATTCCATTTCCTGCAATATTTAAAGTTTTAGCATTAACTGAATTTAAAGCATCTACTATTGTTTTAACTTGAGTTTTAAAATTAGCAGTTTCGATATTAGAGGTTTCTGTTTTCTTTGGAACATTTAAAGCTATATATTTTTTATTTTGTTCTAATACAGATTTTTTAGTTAATTTTTCTCCTGCGCTATTGAAATTATAAGCAAAAGCAATAGTAGCATCTGCAGAAGCATTTTTAACAGTTCTTTCCTTGTATCCTGTACTTTGATCTTCTTGAAAGTCTATATCTTTTGTATCTTGTTGATTATTCCAATCATATTTATTAATTAAATAATCTAAAGCTGTAGCGTGAGAAGGTTCTCCTAATTCTTTGTAATATAGAATAGATTTATCTTTTAATTCTCCTGATTTTAATTTTTCTCTAATCCATTCTGCTCTCGTATCTTGTGAATTAATAACCCAATCAATATATTTTTCAACAGCTTCTTTTATATTTTCTGTTTTAATTAAACCTTGTGTTTTACCAGCAGGGTCATGTGAGAATGGATTACCAAAATGTTTATTAGAATTTTTAATTCTTGTAGATATAATATGAACTATAATACCATAAGCATTTGTAAAGGGGGAAGTTTGATCTTTAAGAGAACTCCAATTTTCAATTCTTACGTTTTTAGATACTGTTTTATTACCTAATTTAGAATATATTTCTTCAGCTTCTGATTTAGGAGTATTACCTTCTTGTGTATTTTCAAACTTACTTTCTGTATTAACCTTTGGTTCAAGATTAACTAATATTAAATCAAAAGCTGCACTAATAGTAGCTTCTAATGCACTATTAGGATTAACTTTAATATTAAATACTGCTAATACTCTTCTTACAATCTCCTTAGCAATTTCTTTAATTTCATCTAATATGCTACCTTCTTTTCTTATGATATTATTAAGTATTTCACTAAATGTCCCACCTTCTAATGCTTTTGCTACAAATTCAGTATTAGATAATAAATTAATATATTGAAATTGAGTAGCTGTAAGTTTAGGTAATATTACATCTTCTCCTTTTTCTATTTTATGAATAGTAGATAAATAATTTTCAGCAGCTTTTAGATTTCTATCGAAATATCTATCTGATGCTTTTAGCTCACTGATAATCCATTTACGAATATTATCTATTCTTGTGACTAATACATTTTCTTCAGCAGAATTTAATTTTCTATCTATATCCCAATTAACTAAAGTCTTTCTTAAAATTGCATGGTTAGTTTCATGAAGCAAAGTCATTATTTTATCATCAATAGACATTTTACCAGTAGAATGTTTTGCTAAATTTATTTGTATGCCCTTACTATTAAATCTACCTTTAACATTCATATCATTATCAATAGTTATAGGAACATCAATATCTCTTCTTTCGAGAACTCTACTATAGATTGTAGCAAGTTGTCTGTTATGAGCATTAACTCTATTATTAGATTTTACTTTATCCAATGCTGCTTTCAAAGTAGGTTTTTCTAAAAATAAATTAACAAAAGATTGTTGCTTATTAGGTTTTTCTTCTGTTTCTGTTTTAATAACTTGAGGTTGATTAGCTTTAACTCCCATGTTATTTAATCCAATTATAGATAAACTATCTGGACTAATAGCATTAGCTTCAACAAAATTTAAACCATCTATGTTAAAACCACCTAATACAGGAATCTTTTTGTATTTATAAAAATTACTATCTTTTCCATTTATTACTCCTGCTTGTAATTGATATAAGTGAGTAACAGTGTATTCCTTACTTATATTATTAGAAGTTATAGTTTCAGTTGAAGTAGTATGAAAAAATAAAGGGGGAATATTAGTTGTACTATAAGTAAAATCAGTAACAGTTCCAAAGCTATCTACAATTTTAAGCTTAGGATCAATCTTATTTAATTTTATATCAGGAGTTTGATCAGGATTATGTTGAATATAAGCCTTAAATATATGATTTGGGTCTAACTCTGTTGTTCTTAATACATCAAAAAATCCAATGCTTTCTAAATACTCAAAAGAAATATCATTTCTATAATTAGCATTTACAGGTTGTCCTAAAACAAAAGTATATTTAACTATATCTTGAGCAACCTTTCTAACATTAGCATCTTCATCTAACAATAAGTTATTTAAAGAGTTAACTATAGTCCTTCTGTCTAATCCTAATTTAGAACCAAAGTTATGATTAATAGTATCAAAAAATGGATATTGTACAGATTTATTTAATCGTAGCGTATTAAGGAATGCATTATTCTTATACTTTGGGTTTTGTAGCAGTTCAGTTATCCTATCAACTAAAGACTTATTATTTTTATTATACATAAGTCTTACTCTAAGTCTATTTACAGGTTCATCATATAAATTAGAATTACCTGAATAAGCATATTGTCTAATAAAAGTAAGAACTTTATTAAACTTATCTTGACTTAAAATATCTGATTCATAGAAAGATTTAAGATTAGCCATAACGCTCTCTACTACATAAGAATCAAATCCTAATACAGAAGAAGTAGCTCTACCTAATCTAATACTATTAAATATATAGTGACCATATTCAGTATATAAACCATAATCTTTACCATCTTTTCCTTCTCTTTTTGTATTAAAGAATATAGAATTAATGTTTTTGAAATTAGGATTAATATAATTGTAATCTTGCATAGAAGAAGAAAGCATATCTTGATAAATGATACCTGAATAATTCTTTCCTAATCCTTCTTTAGATAAAGTTAATGTTACCTTACGAATTTTATCTAATTCTTCAAAGTAGTTTTCAATTTTAGCAAAACTATCTAATATAACTAACTGTTGAGTAATATAATTATAATCATCTTTCCATTCTCTATTAGCTTTTAGTTCATCAACGGTAAATGTAGTTTTCTTTTGTATATCTTCTGGGATAGGAATCTGTTTAAGTAAGTCTACATATCTATCTTTTACAGCAGCTATAGCTAATTGTTTAGCTTTATGATTAGTCAAACGAGGGCTATCGTTCTTTAACGAAAATGCTTGCCCTACAATATGTTTAATAACTGGTTGATTAATATATGCTAATATTTGAGTAATATTTAATGCATTATTATCTGAATCTTTTAAAATAGACAATAGAATAGAAGCACCTGCTGTCATTTCATTAATATTAATATACCCCGCAATTGGATTATTTGCATTATCAATTACAGCATTCATCAACATTACTAAATTATTAGAAGTAGTTCTTTCTTGACCATCATATTCAGATATACCAATATCACTAAGTTTGGATAATTTAAGACCCTCAAAGATACGAATATCATCATTTACTATATCGCCATTAGCATTTTCTTTAGTTAATCTAATATCTTCTTTTCCTTCAAATATTGCATATAAGGTATTATAATTAGCATATACTGAAATAAGATCTGCTCCAGATTGTTGGCTAATATATGAATCTCTCTGATATATCCAACTATTTATATCTCTATATTTAACAGGAATATAATCTTTTGCTTCTTCATAAATATCTGCAAAATCAATAGATGTAGTCATTTTATCATATACCTCTGGATTTAATAATACAGATTTATGTATATCTATATAATTATTTATAAGTTTATTTCTTTCTGTAAATTTACGATCTCTTATACTAACTAATTCCCATTTTTTAGAAGCTAAACTTTTAATTTGTTCAGTTAATCTTTCCGTAAGTTGTGAAAATCTAACTATTTTTCCATCTTTAAGATTACTAATCTGTAATTGTATATTATCTAACTTAATAAATAGTTGATCTAATTCAGCTTCAATTTGAACTAATTCTTCTTCTGTATTAGGCTTACGATTAGATATGTAATCTATTTCACCTTTTATCTTATTGTATTTAGATAAGATTTTATAAGTATTAGAATCTTTATTTATTTCAGTAGCAACTAAATCATTTAGTTCTTGAGATGCTTTATCTCTTTGTTCAACGTTTAATTTAATAGAAAGTTCTATCTTTTCCCATGTATCATTTAATTCTGTTTCATCTTCTTTGACAATGGCTAAACTTCTATCTAAAGGATTATAATAATATTCTTTTAGATATGAATAAAGTTTATCAATATCAAAGTCAGAACCCATTTGATATACAATCTCAGAAGGTACTATTACAGTATCCTTAATAGATTTAGGTAAGAAACCTACAATTTCAAAAGGTAACATATTACCATGATCTTGATTAGGAATCCTAAATCCAATACCTTCTAATAACTCTTTAGGTAATTTATTTATATCAATTGTAACTTTACCATTTTCATCAGTAGTCATAAACATACCAATATCTAAATCTTTTCCGTAATTATCTTTGAAATTCCAAGTTACAATTATTTGAGCAGGCTTAACTACTTTACCATCCTTTTTAACAAAAGACAAACCTTTACTTAAATCTACTCCAGCTACAGGAATAATAGATTCTGTATAATTATTAATATCTGTTTGAATATCTACAGGTTGAAAATCTATTCCAGGTATTTGTACCCAAGAATTACCTGGTATCTTATGTTTAACTAATTGCTTATTAATTATACTATAAAGAAGGGATTCTATTCTATGTAATTCAGAGTTATATATAAAAGGTAATACAAAAGTTTTACTTTCTTGATCTAATTTAAGAGCCTTAATAGATTCAGTTTCCCATTGTCTACTATTAGCCTCTTCTAATAATATATTTTTTATTTTATTTAAATCTGTAAAGATAAACTCATCAGTAAACTTATCTATAGTTATGCCTAATTTTTCTTGTAAACTTTCGATACCTAAATCAAATAATCTTTTACGTATCCATTCTTTTTCTAATTCTAATTCTTCTCCAGTATAGGTATTTCCATTGTATTCAAATCCTTCTACTCTTCTTAAACCAGAAAATAAACCTCTGTTAACTTGAGTAACAGTTAATATTTTAGTTTTACTATGTGGACTAATTGTGTTTAATCCATCAAATTGTCTATCGTGAATAGATATATAATCTGATGCATCAAGGTTATTTAAATTTTCATTAATATTACCTCTTTCATATAAAGGAAATACTGCATTATCTTTTACTTTAACTGCTGAACTATAAGACAATCTTTGAATATTATTATCTTTCATAAATTGTCTAATGGCTACTAACTTAGGACTACCTTTTACTACTTGTGGCAATAGTCCAAAATATGAAGATTTAGTTAAATCGGGATAAATAGTATCTTCCGTAGAAGAATATACATTAGTAAAACTAATAGGTTTAAGTACTTGAATGGGTATATCTAAATCACTAATTTTGTAATTATCTGGGTCTTTTGCAATACGCTCCATTACTTTATCATATTGCGACTTAGTAATTACATCATAAGATAATAATATTTTAAAATATTCAGTGTCTTCTAACCATTCAAATCCATCAGTAGATGTAATATTTTTATATCCTCTTTTTTTAAGTTCTTCAATAGTAGAATTATAATCAGGATCATTAACTACAATCCTATTATATTGACCACTTAAATTACCTACTGCATAAGGAGTTAATGCACTTTTTAATCTCTTTTGCATAGCTTCAGCAGTAGCACTATAATCAATAATTTCTCCTTGAGCTTTAGTAAAATGAGCAGGATCATTAACTGTAAGTAAATGTTGATCTATATTAAAGAAATAATTATTTAAAGCAAAATCTGCAATGGCATATTTATACAATCTATTACCAAAATAAGATGTAGCTTTAGTAACTTTTGCTAAATATCTATTGTCCATATACTTAGACCGCAAATAACCATTTTGTACAGTTATTGTACCAGAGTTAATAAAATCTAATTCGGTAGAAGTTACTAGTTGAGTTAAATGTCTCCTTAATAATTTTTTAATTACATTAATTGTATCTCTATTAATATTTAATACATCATTAGTATAAAGAATATCATACTCTTGTTGTGAAATAAATGAAGTACCAATACGAGGTTTAAGGTTTTGATAATCTAACCAACCATGTAAAATAAATCTTTCTGCTCCTTTATTGTAAGTTTGAGATTTAGTAGATTGTATTTTAGACCTAAATCTTATTATCCTTTTATACTCTCCTTTTACATAGTTAAAAGCATAATCTATCAATTCAGGACTTAATTCTAACTCACCTGATTCATTAATCTTTATTCCAGTAACAAGGTTATTAATAGCTTTAGGTCTGGTTATTTCAAATACAGGGGTTTGTGAACTATCGCCATATGTAATACCTATCATATAAGCATTTCTATAGCCTTGATTTTGAAATAGATTTAAAGCCATAGTATTCTGAGAAGTATTAACTGCTCCACCACGTTCTAATACAGTTGCATCAATACCTGCCATTTTAGACAAAGTGAGTGCATCAAAGTAATGTAAATTAAAGGTCAAATTTTGCCCCCTGTCGCTTTGTAGGGAACGTAAGAAAGGACTAAATTTTGAAATAGATGTTTGGAGTAGTTGATTTAATAAAGTGCTGTCAGATTGCTTAATTTGGGCTATAATAGAGGACAAACGGTTATACTTTCGTACAGTCCATATATTATCATTATTACTATTCCTTGTACTTAAAGAATATACTACAGAATTATTTCTATAGAATTGTTTGCTTAATGGTACAATATATTGATCATATAAAGTACCTGAGAAATTAAATTTATTATCAATAAATGGCTCATTGATAACAGTAGCATCTTCTAAAGTTCTAAGTAATTCTCCAAGAAAACTTGCTATAGTATTATTTTTGTAATAGGGATATAATATATTAGCATTCCAAACACTATTACTTGATTTATTTTGAATCTGTGCTTTTTTAGAATCAATAAAAGTTTTAAAACTATCTAAATCTATATTAAGTCCAAGTTTAGACAAAGAACCTAATATTTTATTTAAGTATTCATCTGAAGTAAAAGCTGTTTTAGGTCGTTTAGCCTTATCTTGTAAATCATACAACTCCTTTTGCTCTTTATAGTAAGTTCTAAATTCAGTAGCTACTTCTTCTACTAAGGCAGAATTAATAGAAGGAATATCAATTCCATCTACAGTAGTATAATTAATTAAGTTAGAACTTTTGATTCCTTCAACCCATTGAGCAATTACTCCTTTGTATCCATTAGTAGCTGATAATTCAGAATTAACATATCTATAACCTACAAGTTCTTCATCGTAATATACTGGATATCTTAAAGTTTTAATTGAATCATTTCTTGACTGAATAATATTATTTACAAATAAAGTTTTAAATGATGTAGCTGAATCAGTAGATTTAAGAGATTTTAATTTATTTATAACATTTAAATATACAGGTTTAACTTTTGCTCTATCTTCTAATATAGCTATGGCTTCATCTAAATTAGTAGCTTGACCTGCTATATCTATAAGTAAATGATCATATAAATAATCTATATCAGCAGGAACTTTAAATCCTAAACTATTTCTTTTACTTACTACTTTACCATCTTCATTAAAATCTAATTGATTAACTGTAGATAACATTAATCTAAATTTACCACTATGTAAACGAGGATCAATAGTTGCTTCTAAGTGAGGAGAATATTTAATTCTTTCATACATATTATCTTCTTCACCAGCAATTAAATCTTCTTCATTTACCATACCTCTATCTTTAGCTAAATCATAAAGATATTTAACTACTCTATCGTAGTTAGGTAATATTCTATTAAATGCATCTATTGAAGAATCTAATCTTTCTTGAGTATTAATACCCAATAAGGCTAAATAAGGCTCTTGTTTTTCAGTTAGATTATTAATATCTGCTTCTTTAATAATATCAAATACTTCTTCTAATAAAGTTCTTATTGATTCAATAGATTTAGATAAATTGTTATTATCTACGTTTGCATCTTTATTTAATATATTATCTATAACTCTACCGAATAAATAATTAACTACATCTTCTTGTTCAGATAAACTATTAAATACATCAGTAAGATAATTTTGCTGAATAATTCCAAATTCAGTTGAGTCATAATTAACTTCTCCTGGAGTAAATGCTATAGAATAACTTGAATCATCTTCATCAAATAAAGGTTTATGAGTATCTTCTACCTCTTTTGTATCTATAACTTCAACTACGGTATCAGAAACTTCATATTCTCCAAAATAATCTTCAAGGACACCTGGTGTTTCTAATCCATCTATTCTAAATTGAGTTTCAAATTGAGCCAAAGGAATACGAGAAGATTCATATTTAAGTGTACCATTAATAGTAGTAGTCAATACATCTTTAATAAAATCATTGTATCTTGGATAACTATAGGCTTTAGTTAATCTTTTTCCAGCTGAATCATAAACAGGTAAATTAAATTCACCTGATGTATTAATCTTATCTAATTTAACAGAAAGTGGAGTAAAAGATAAAGTTTTAGTTAATGCCTCTATATACTCATCCAAAGATATTTCAACTGGAGCATTAGAACCAGATACAGTTTTAGTAAATTTAACTTTAGTTTTTGAAGGATAGTAGTTATAATAAGTTTCATCAGCTGCTACTCCAAATACTAAATTACCGTATTTATCTTTACCAAAGAAACCTTTCTTTCCATCTTTTTTATCTAAGTATATTCTTTCTCTTACATTTACAAATTGGTCAAAAAATTCAACTAAATTATTATCTATATCTCTAAGAAAACTTTGATTTTCTAAAGTAGGATTAAGAAACGCTCTTGTAACATTAATAATAGATTTAGCTATTTGAGCAGCCTTTAGATTTGTTTTACTATTTATATCTAAGGATGAACTATAAATAGGAACAAATTTATCTTCTCCTCTAAATTTAAATAAAGCTAATAGTAAACCATTTGGTATTTCAGGCATAGTTTCTCTTTCAAGAAATGTATTAACACCTGTCATAATAGAACCTGACTTAACAATACCAAAAGTATTAATATCAGGCATAGCATCTTTTACATGTTTACGTTCAATAACAGGTCTATTTCTGCTATCTAATACTACTTTTCCTTTTTCATATCTTACATTCGATTGAGTCCAACCACCTTCAACTCCAGTTAATTTACCATATACTTCTTTACCTTCTGTTAACATATTATAAATATGTTTACGTATAGCTTTAGTATTTTTTATTTGATGGGGTAAATTAGGTATAGTCACACCTCCACCTATTGAAACATCTGGAGCAACATTGTTTATTATCCAATCTAAATTATGAATCCATGTATCTGTATCAATCCACTTTCCATCTTTTTTTAATTGAATTTTAATATGCATTTTATTATTGATATAATTTTCATCTGCATCCTTTTTAATAGAATCTTCTTCTCTTGGATCAAATACATATCTTAACTCTGAGCCTATTGGAGCAAGTTGTAAATCATATTTTCTATCTATAAGATCATTATCTATAGTATGTTTGATTCCTCCTACATCTTCAATATATTTAATACCTACGTATGCAGCAGCAGTTGCTCCATCTATTATTTTATATGGAAAGTCTTTATTAGTTGGAACTCTTTTACCTTTTATTACTTTAGCTCTTATATAATCATAATGTATATTTTCAGAAACTACTACTGTATCTATACGGTAATCTTCAAATTCTTCTTCTGGAAAGGATAAGTTTTCTATATCCTGTTTCTTTTTATACGCTTCTTGTAATTTTATTGCTTTTTCGTTATATTTTTTTCTAACTATTTCTTGAGGAGAAGGTATAAATCTCATCTTTCCATTAACAACTTCTCCCGTTCCTTCTCTTGATTGGTAATAGTGATGGATTAATTCAGCAAGGGATATAGCCTCTTGAACATCCTCTGGTGCTATCCATGCTTTTGGATTCCTTAAAATCTCACCTACATGCGATTTTTTAATAGGATTTAATTCAGCTGGACTTATTTGATATTTAGTAGCTACTTTATTTATTAAAGAAAGTAATCGTGTAATAGCATCCTCCTCTGAAATTAATTCATCCAATTCCTTTTGCATTTCCATCCGCAATTCCACAAGACTTTCTTCTAATTCTTCTTTAGGGGATAAACTTGTATCATCAGCTTCAATTGGAGTTTCATCAGTAATAATATCTTCTACGTGTTGAACATTCTTTAGTGCTCTATCCATAACAAAAGCAGAGCCATCTAAAAAATCATAATATGAAGTAAATATACCTAACACTTGTTGTTTTTGAGCATCAGATAATTTGCTATTTTTAATAGCATCCATATCATTCTTAACTTTAGCTAATTCTTCTTGGAGCATAGCTAAGTTTTCAGGAGAATTAATATTAGCAGTTTCTTTAATTTTGTTTGCAAAAATAGTATTAAATTTATTATCTTTAAATAAAGTATATAGAGTATTGCCTTCTACAAGACCACTAGTTAATTTATAATTATAAATATCAATTGGTTCTTGTGTAGGAGTTTGTTTAGTATTTGATTGCTGAGGATTGGGAGTAGACCCTTTAGGAAAAGATGATGATGAAGGGGGAGAATCCTTATCTGCCTTCGTATCTGGTTTCACTGCATCATCAATTTCTGGAACTTCTTCTACCACTTCATCCGATTGGGCATCTTCTTTTCCTGTGGGTTTTTTACCCTTTTTAGCATTTTCTATTTCTTCTTTATTCCTTTTTTCTTCTGCTAATTTATTCTTACGTAATTCTGCTGCTATTTTTACATTAGGGTCACTTGAAGTTGCAGCAATTTTATCTATTTCTTGAGGAGTAGTTGTAATTCCAATTTCCTTAATTATATCAGATACCTTATCTTTATAATCATTTAATACTCTATCTTTGTAACTTTTTAGTTTATCCTTATCAGAAATAAATTGTTTGTATAAAGCATCTGTAGTATTTAACATACTTGTTGATAAACTTTTATCCCTATTTAAAGCAATAAGAGTAGATTCAACAGAAGATTGATTATTTAAATAATCCATTAGTGGATTAACTATAGTAGATTCTTGTTGTCCAGAGAAACTTACGTTTAATTCTCCTTTGTCATTAACATTTGTAGTTATATTTGGTCCCTTATCTTCTGTAGAACTTGGTACATATTTACTTTTAGTGTATTGTTCTATGTCCCTTTTAATTTCATGTGTAAGTAATTCGCTTTCTTGATTTATTCTTTCTATCCTCTTTGATATTTCTTCTTTGGTTTCATTTGTAGTTTCGCTTCTACTATTAATATTAGGCAAAGATAAATAGTCATTCATTGCTTCTCTGACTAATTCTCTATTAATTTTAATTTGCCTATGTTTATCTTTTAAACTTTTTAAAGGGTGATTTGCTTCATCTTTAGTATATTTTTCTTCTGCAATACTTATTGCTTCATCAAGTTCTTTTATGTTTTGACGAGATAGTATATTATTAGCTTTTAATCCTAATAGTAATTCTTTAGCTAAAGGGTCATTTTGATAGCCTATAGATAAATCATTATATGCTGATTCATAATCTAGAGCTAAAGTTTTATACAATTCAGCTTTTTCTTTATAATCATTTCCAAATCCTAATTTGGCAGCATCTTCTTTAGACGCTTTGCTTATACCATCTAATATATTAATAACATTTTCAGTAGTACCTGTCTCAAAGGCAGGTCTAACAATAGTATTTAAAAAGTCTAATTTATTAGCTTGTTCAAATTTTTCAGGATTAAGTAATGTTTCTGCTTGTGTTCTTAATTGTTCATAAGACTTTTTTCTTGCCCCAGTTGATAATATGTGAGATATAGTTTGCATACCTGCTCCACCTATAAAACCAGACAGACCTTCTGTTAATCCTTCGTATGAACCTACATGTTCTAAATATCTAATTACTCCTGGTCTATAATCTTGATTAGTTCCAGTAGCTATATCTGTATTTCTTCTTGCTTCATTTTCGATAAAGCCTGTATTTACTTCTTGTAAATATTCTGATATACCAGATTTAAGAAAATCTTGTCCTGCAACTTTAGCTTTAAATAAAGGGCTCATTCGAGCAGCTTTAGCCATATCTTCAGTTAATGCTCCAACTGCCTTAGGAGAAAATGCTCTACTTCCCCCCATATATTTAAATAAAGTAATATATTCTACTAATTCAAGAGGAATATTAAATTTACCTCTCTTTACTACTTGTTCTGCTAAATCAGCAGCTTCTTTCATAGATTGAGTATATGCTGAATTATTTAATTCAGAAGTTAATCTATTATACTCATTTGTATCTATTAAACCTGCGTCTAATTTCGCATTTAATGTTTCTAAACCTTTGGTTACTTTATCCGCAAATAATTTTTCTTTACTTTCTGCAAAAGTTTCTACAGCACTTCTCATATGCTCATTATAATTCATGGCAGTAACAGACAGTAAGGGAGCAGCTATATTACGAGCTTTAGTTGCAGCTAATGTTTCTCCTAATATTGCTTCAAATAATCTACTACCTTTTAACATAGAATGTGCTACTTTAGTTCCTACCATACCAGGAACAAAATAACCTAAGCTCTTTAGTATTTGATCTCCATTCTTTAAAAACCAATCAGAAGAACCTATTGTTGGTTTATCATCTTTTGTATAAATAGGTAAAGCTCTATCTAATGATTCTTCTTGTTTAATTAACCAATTATTAAAAGCATTACCGTATTCTGTTTCTACTTCATTTACAGAAGTAAACATTTGCTCAAAGTCTAATAGGTAACCAAACGGTTCAACTACAGAAATACCAGCTTTAGCTATACCTCTTGTGAGCATATTACCTAATTTATCTACATTAGGTTGTTGTTCTGCTCTATTTTCTAACAACATTCTATATTCTTCTGATTCAGTAAATCCAACAGAGGGTATATATCCTCTATCATATCTACTAAAATCATCAACCCTGATAGACCTTGCCAGTCTATCAGGATCACCCAATTTAAAATTCTTATCTTTTAATTCATCGGCTTGTTCTTTTAACTTACCGATATTTAATTTTAAATCTGACATATGTTATTGTTCTTCTGCTAATTTATTAAATGCGTCATGTACCGAACTCATTGTTTTCCTCCTTGCATCTTCTTCACCTAACCCTTGATATAAAATATCACTTACAGCAATAAGTAAATCATCTTTTGGAACATCGTTTAAGGCAATAGATTTATTTTGTCTATAAGCTAAATCATAATTTCCATTATCGTTAACTGTAAAGTCTATCATATATTCAGGAATGTTCTTAAATATAGTACCAGGATTTCCTCTTGATGTTCTTAAAGCATTTAAAATTTCTCCCGTTACATCTTCGATATTATGCTCATCAAATGAATCTGATACACCAATAGTTCTTGTTCCAAAGTTAAATAATTTAGTACGGTTAAATTCTAATTTACCTGTCATTGGAGCAATAGGACTGTACATAGATTCTCCTAAGTAATTGGGAATAATAGCACCTGTATTAGAACTACCGTCTGCTTTACCAATCTCTTTGATATATTCTACCATTTCCTCTTTATCAAGTACTCTTCCATTGGTAAAATCAAAGAAATTAGCATTTGGCATAGAAGTCAATATGTTATCATATCTAATTCCACTTGTAGAAGCACCTGCACCAAAAGTATTATCTATTATCGCTTTTGATGCTTTATCATCCTCAACTTTATTATAACTAACTGCTGATATGGTTCTTCCATATATATTCTTGTATGCATCTAATATTTTTTCTCTACTGCTCCTTTGCTCTTTAGCAGATAATTCATTGAATAATTTACCTGTAACAACTTGAGAAGCATAATCAATCATATGTTTATTAGGATTGCTATCTTCTAATGTAACTTTATCATCTACAACTCTACCCATTCTCATACTTCTTGATACTGTATTTACAGCACGAGTTAGTTTACTTGGTGTAATATCTTTACTTATATCAACACCTTCGTCTAATACTGGAGCAACCCCTTCTGAAGTACCTTTTTGTTTAGCTGCTTGTTTTCTATATTCTGCACCAAACATTCTTGCTTGTTGTTGTCCTGAACCTGCTTGATAACGAGTATTATCGTGATAGAAAGAACCTGCTTGTTTATAAGGAGCAACTAAATCTTGAATTAACTGACTTGGAGATATACCTGTAATCTTAGCACGATCGTTAATATAATCCATTGCTTCTTTATCAGTACCTAACATACCAAGTAAAGCACTACCTATTTTTTCAGGAGTTCTGTACTCTACTCCGCCCTGTCTTATATATTTAACATAGGGTGTTTCTTCTAATGCTTCTTCTTCTGTAAGATTAGGATATACTTCTACACCCGCTGCTTCATTAAATTCTTTTTTAGTTAAATATTCTATATTTGGTATTCCATCAGCAGTCTTAGTAGATTGAATTTGCGACATCATTTTCATAAGTCTATCAGGAATATTTACCATTTTTGCAGGCATTTCAAATTCATCATAAGTGTTTACATATGCTCCAGTTTCATGGTCAGCTTGAGTAGGTTTAAATGCTTGATTATAATAATGAGTATATTGATCTCTATCAAATTGTCCTGATAAGAAACCTTCATGTACCTGTTGCTTTTTAGCTTTATATTCTGCATTCCTTTGAATAGCTGCCCTTAAAGCAGGATTACTTGTAAAATCTCTGACCATTCGATTTAATTTACCTTCCATATATCCATCATTTGATTTAGATATATCTTCAATGCCAGATAATAATTGTTGACGAGTTTCATTAACAATACCATTATCTTGAACATTAATATCAAAAGTTGATAGAGCCTGGTCTAAACCTTGATAGGTACTAACAATTCTTCTATTGTTATTATCTAAAGTTTCAAGCATTTTACCAATTCGCTCAATAGGTCTTGGTATATGCGTTGGCTTATAAACCCCAAAATTTAACATATATAATCATTATTAAATTGTACAAAAAAGCAAGCAGATAAGACACAAATGTAAAAAAATTAAATTTAATAAACAAGTATTTTGATAAAAAAGTTTTCATATTTTTAATCTTTTATTAATTCATTTAAAGTTCTCTTCATTACCAGATTACTTAACCTTTGTAACTCTTCAACAGATTCATTACCAGTTATTTTAATTCCATAAGAAGCACCTAATGCTTTTAAGGACTCAATATCCATTGATCGAGCAGTATTTCTATCAATAAAACCTTGTGCAGTCTTAACGCTTGAATCAGTTAACCTATTTATCATATCTAATTTAGTAAGTTTATCTGTATACCCTTCTGAATTATTTATGTTTCTATATTGTGTAGCTAATTGATTGTTTTGATTCAAGATGGCAATATTTTCCATTTCTTTTTTCCTTTGCCTTTCAATTTCTTGAGCATAACTTTTACCCATAATTTGTGAACCTCTTGCTACTGCTTCTCCTAATCTATTCAATGCTGAATTAGCATCTGAACTATTTCTTAATATACCTCTGTTTAAAGTACCCATTGCTCCTCTAATATCACTTCTTTGTTCTTCAAATAAAGGAGAATTAATTTTAGTATCTTGTAGTATTACATCGGGAGTTTCTAACATAGGTCTTTTAGTTCCATAGGCATCTGTTGCAGTAATAACATTACTTAATATTTGAGCACCTGCTAAACCTTTTTCTATATTATCTTGTGTAAACATATTATCTTGTACAAACTTATTGGATTCAAAAACATTGTTAGCTTTAGTTACCATCTCTTGAGAAGAAAGGTTATTTTTCCTAAGGTTAAATTCAGTAGGTTTATCTCTATTTATCTTAGACATTTTAGGCATTAAAGGAAGTGCTGTGCCTCGATTAATATCTCTTTTTATTATAGGTTTGTTAGTAGTAGTAGACTTTACAGAAGTAGTTTTGGTGAGAGGGCTTGTAGTATAATTACCATTATTAGGAATATATATATTAGGATTAGATATTATATTAGGATTAGATATTACATTAGGTATAGGTTCTACAGGAATAGCACTACCATATCCAAATCTATTAAGTTGTTCAGGAGTATAATATCCAACTGGTAAACCTTCTACTCTCAAGTCCACCATTCTTTTTCTTTTATCATCCCCTACCCAACCTGTATTAGCATTTGTTCTACTCTGTTGAGTTTCAATTGCTCTCATTCCAAATACATCATTAAGTTTTTGAGGATTAAAGCCTTTAGCTAATAGATTTTTATATTTATCAACTTCTCCTAAATCATCACTAATAACTACAGGTGTTCCATCAGACATTCTGACAACTAATTCATTGTGATCTATATTGACAGGTTGACCATCTATGTTAGCATCTATGGTATCTGTTCCCTTTTTATTAGTTTTAACCTGCATAGTATTTGGAGCAATTGGTATTTCTTTAGCAGAAGTTGCTATACCTGGAATACCACCTTTCGATAAATTAATATTTGAAGGCATGAAATCAAAATTACGATTATCTAATCGTCTAATTTTTTCTTTGTTAATTAACTCCTTTGTTGACCTTGTTAAAGTAGGATTATCTGATTTTCTTGTATCTATTTCATCAACTATAATATCTACTAAGCCTAATCCTAAATCAACTAAAGGTATATTACCAGGAGCTTTAGTTTTCATACCTAATGCTTCCTTCATATCTGGAGATAATTTAGTTACAGATTTAATAGCTTTGTATGGATTTAACTGCGAAACAACTTTACCTGTAGTATTAATACTTGGCCCAGCAGCTTGCATTGCTTTAGAAGTTCCTATGCGAGCAGCTTTTATAAATTTAGGTACTGTTCCCGCCTTGTCAGATAAATTAATATAAGGAGTAGATTTATTTGTCATAGCAGTTCCAACTTTTTGTAAACCTTTTCCTACTGCATAGGGTACTCCTGTCACAGTAGCACCAATTCCAGCAGCACCTAACCATTGCTCTAAAGTAGTTAAAGGTTCATCTTCTTCAATTATAGGACTACCACCTTTTGAAAAATAAGTAAATAATTTATTACCATCTTCATTATATGTCCTACCTCTATTGATCATATTTAATCTTTTAACTTTAGCATTTTCTTCCTCTAATCTTTTTTGTTCTTCTTGTTCAGCTTGATGTTGCATAACACCTGTTACTAAACCTATTCCAGCACCAGCAGCTGTTCCCCAAGGCCCAAGTGTACTACCTGTAGCAGCCATAGAAACAGTATTGTTTACAATACCACCTACTGATAACTTAGGAATAGATTTACCAATTCTTCTTACATTACATTTCATCGTGTAACTATATTTGAGTGAGCACTAACTGTTAATATTTTAAAAATAACAGATGTATTATTTAAACCTGCGGGTTCTTCTCCACGAGGTTTAACATAAGTTAATCTGACTATTATATAAGGGTCAATAAATAAATTATTATCATACCAATTAGTAGTTAAAGGACTACCACTTAAAGACTGTATAATATTTATTTTAGATAAGTCTACTAATTGTTGAGTTTTATCTAAAAGTTTATCTCTAAAATCACTAAGTTTCCATGTACCACCAGTTAATCTAATATTATCTGAGGTTAATCCTATCTTATCGCTATATCTCAATTCATTTAAGATAGTAGCTTCATTGAATGTACCATCTTTTTGTTCTACTCCATCCCAATAAACTTTAGTTACCCAAGAAATAGCTTGAAATAATTTATCTACATCTAAAGGTAAATTAAATACTAAGTCTATAGATATATCTCTACTATCGCCTCCATTTAAATATATATTTCTAAATACTGATTCAGATTGTTGATAAACTATTGAGTTAGAACTATGAAATAAACCTGTTCTATTACTAAAGCTATAATTAGGTACATATTCATGAAACCATCCCCAAGCCTCTATTTCAGGATAATAACATAAAGTAAAGTAATCCTCATTCATTTCTCCTGAATGATCAGCATATGTTTTAACTAATAATAACCTTGTAAGTTTTTCATCCCATACTAAATATATACCAAATTGAGTAAAAGGATTATCTATATGTAATTTTTCATCTGTAGTAGCTTCTCTGTATTCTACTGGTTCTTCATCATCAAATTCTATTACTTCTCCATCATCAAAGTAATAAATATAATCTTCAAGTAATAATTTAGAATATTGAAGATTTGTACTAAAGAATTTCTCTAATCCTAAATTAGATATTTCTTTTATTTGACCTTTAACGTAATGGAATATTTTACCTTGTTCTCTATCAACTATAAATATACCATATATACAACTTACTACACCAAATCTTGACTGACAGCCAACATAACCAGACTTATCATATCCTATTTCTATGGGTTTAGTATCGAATAAATTGGAAGAACCTAAAGCAGATACTATATCATTTGTTACTTGTAATTGCTGAATATTTCTAACTACATATAAACCTCTATGATGTAATATTAATAAATCATTACCATCGGTAGCTAATTGTATAATCTTACCTCTATTGGAAACTGATTCATAATATTCATTTGCTAATAAAGTTCTCCAACTTTGAACTTTACCTTCTGCAAATTGCTTTAAACTTTTATGTAATCTATATGGAAATTTATTAGTAAAATCATTTTTAATATCAAATATAATATGAGGTTCAATATTATTTAATGAAGTATTATCTGAAATAGGACTATAATATTCTTGCCATTCAAATGGATAATCTATTTCTAATAAATCTTTAACTTTTTGCCATTCAGTATAACCTTTACTAACAAGGTTAGAATCTGTTTCTTCTTCAGGTCTATTTCTTATTTCTCTTCCTACAGTAGTAATCTCTGATTTATTTGTAATAAAGTTAACTTTAGGAAAATATATTTCATAAGGTTCTTTTCCAGAATATCTTAATCCACTATTTAATATGCTATATGAAGGATATAAGAAATAACTAAAGTTAAACCATTTCCAGGGATCATCTGTTATATTATGTATAAATGTCCAATATCTTGAAAACCCTATTAAATTAAAATGTACATCTCCACCATATATTTTATTTGATTCAAATGTACCTTCTCCGAAAATAGGTATTAATTGACCAGTTCTTACTAATTTTAAATTAGTATAATTAATATAAACATTAGGTTTAAAATTATATAAAGTAACAAGTAAATAATTTTGATCTCCATAGGAAGGAACTAATGGGTCAAAAGGATTTATGTTACCATCGGGATAAGTAGCTAATTCTGTTGTATCGTATTCTAATTTAATATTTTCTTCTCTTTCTGTATTATTATCAGTTGTATTAAAGGAATGCCTATTAACATATTTATTTTCGGTAATTTTAATAAAATCTTCTTTTCCGTAAGGTTCAATTATAGAATCTACGTCATATATTTTACTTGTTAAATATCCATCAGGTTTAAAATGAGTTGCTGTAAATTGTTTTTTAGTAGATAGTAAATCATAACAATTAAACATAATATGATCTGTTTCTTTATCTCCATCATACCATCTTTCTTCAGTTTTATATAACATTCCCTGTCCTAAAACTGTTGAGTTATCATTATTTCTTTCAGCATATAATACTTCATAATATTCACATTTATCTGCAATTTCTTGTGGTATATAAACATTCTTTAATTTAATACCTAATATTGTACCAAATAAAGTTCCATCTTGAGCTAATATGTTAGTTTGATCTAAAATTGTTACATATCCAACAAAAGAACCTATTGTGGCATATCCTGTTCCAGTAGTAGAAGTAATAGATGAACCAACTATATCTACATATTCACCATTATTTAAAGTTACAGATATTCCTGGAGTAGTTAAAGTAGTTAAAGATGTAACAGAAGCAGCTAATGTACTAACACTATATAACTCACTACTTCCATTTTTAACTATCTTTAGAGAAGTTACTCCATTTGTAGCTACTTCATTTAATGTATGATAGAAAGTGCCAGTTATTCTTGGAGTAATAAATAAAGTAACAGGAAAAACATTATTATTAGTATATCTCCTATTATTAAAACTCATTGCTCCAACAGGAATATCTGAATTATCAAACCATAAAGCCTTTTGATATGTATAAGGAGTTGCTGTATAAGGATTAGATAAGGTATATAAAGTATCAAGATTTTGTGTATTTCTTAATACTGTTAGATTTTCATTTAAAAATTGAGTACCTGGAAATTTATGATGTCTTATCTTTTGACCTACTAAATTAATTCCTCCTGATATAACATTTCCTTCATAATCTACTGCTCCATTAAATTCTTGATCTTCTGCATTCTTATCTAATTCATTGGGATAAATTTCATCTTCGTTTTCCCAATAACTCATTGTACCATCATCTTCACAGGTATCTAATAATTGAAACGTTTTAGCATTAGGGTGAATACCTTTGTTATTATCTAAAATTGTTATATCTCCTGCTACTGGTGGTCTACCTGGAATATGAAATGCTTGAGTTACTTTATGTCCGCCTTTTAAATGAAATCTTATAAATAATGCCATTATTTCTCCTGGCATAAAACTTTTCTTATCAAATAGAAATACAGGGTCTTTATGACTACCTTTATAACCATTCATGCTTACAGTATCTTCATATACATACTCAACTTGTATATTATTAGCATACTTTTGGTATCTTATTTCTTTTTCTGTTTCTAATCCTGCTAACCATAAAGTATTATCTATATTTATCATAGCTTCTACTTTATCATAGTATGCAGATTTAGTAATAATCGTACTTAAATCTACTGCTTCAAAACCCTCAGTATTGGAAAGTATATATGAACCATAGTAATCTGATATAGTTCTAATATCTGATATATAACAGTTATATATATTATTAGCCTTATGTATAATACCAAATTTAAATCTTTTATATTTTGTATCTATATTGGATATAGATAATTTAAAGGATTTATTAGTGTCAATATTAGATTCACAGCCTTCTATTTCTATAAAAGATTTTTTAGTTGAATCTTTATATATAAATATAGGATTAGATAAATGACTAAAATTACCAAAACTTCCATCTGGTAATTCATATTGAATACAAGTATAATATACACCTGACTTTAAACTTCCTCCAGATTCAATAATTTCAGTAAGTTTGAATATAGGTACTTTAAATTCAGAAAATAATTCTAAATATAATAAGTTTTCATCTATTACTTGTTTGTTTGAATCAAGACTAACTGTAAATGGTAAATCATCTATATTGCATATCTTAGGAGTATTATGATTATCTGACCATACTACTATTAATTCTTGTTTGTAATTATAATAGTATTCTCCAAATACTGGATAATTAGTATTAAGATTTAAATTACCAGAAAATATAATGCTGTATTCTCCATTTCTATATACACCTATATGAGAATTTTTAGGTTGATTTTCATTACTTATGACAAAAGTAACAAATTCAGTAGGAGTAGTAATAACTCCTATTAAAGTACCTAAATCTGCAATGGCAGATATTATTTCCTCATGTCCATATTCATTTTCAAGAGCATCATATTTAGAAGAAAACATTAGATTTTTACCACCAACCCAAGTATTATTAGGTTGATTTTCTAAAGTATTATCTCTATATAAACCTTTATTTAATTTCATTATATATTAATTAAAATGTAGTGAAGCCAAAGTCAAAACATTTGTTCCTGCTGATTTAGTTTCAAATATATGCCCACATTCTTTGAAGTGAGTATCCACTGCCGGCAAACCTGAACCTGAATTATTTATACCTATTGCTCTACCATCATCATCTGCTGCTATAAGTATCTGCCCCGTTGCACAAGCAGTAGAATCTTTCAGTAATACTTGACAAATAGAACCAGTTACCCACATCCACATTTCAGCATCATCAGCAACTCCCGATTCAGCACAAATTCCAATAGTATCGTACTCATTATCCTGTGGGATAACTTTATTATCTTCTGTCTGTGATATTGCTAAAAGCATTCCTTTTACACTCGTTGCTTTTGTTCCATTAACAACTTTAACAAGAAAGCCTCTTTCGTTTGTTACTGGATCGCTGCCTATTGCAGACATTCCATCACCTGTTGTTATTACTTGCAATGCCATTAGGGAGTTATTATTTGTTTAGTTACCCAACTACTTGATTCTCTTCTTTGAACTATTAGATTATTTCCGTTTCTACCTTGCCTATATGTTCCATCTATATTAGGCAATCCCCAATATATCCAACCATCATCAGATAATACTTTATTATATTCACCTCCTGCAAGATAGTGCATATACGTAGGAATTAAAGGAGAAGCTGCACCAAAAGTTAAACTTACATCGTATAGATGAAATTCAGCAGCACCATTTGTATATAACTGAAGCCTTGTTTGTTGACCAGCTTCTAAATATACAGTTACTCCATCCCAAGTCAATTCGCTATCACTCTCCATGCGAACTACTCCATATTGACCTTCTATCCAAGATGAACCATTATAAATATCTATTCTTGAACCAACCTCTGCTCCACCTGTAGTATTTCTACCGATTACAGCTAAAGAATAATATCCATCAAAAGGAACTTCTATTGATTCAAAAAATAGATAATTAAGCCCAGAAGCAGCAGAAAATACTGCTATATGACCATGTAATCCTCCTGAACCTAAAGCTAAACTATATCCAAAATTTAAAGATGTATCTATTTCATCCCTAAGATTACCATTTTTCATAAAATTTAAACTACTTATAAATCCATGAGAACCAGCTTTAGGATGGGAAGTAGTTATCATTGGTGTACTCGATGCTAAACTCAAAGGCATATATGTAATAAAACTATCATCTGCTTGAATATTCATAAATACACCAAGATTGTATATTCTAATATTCTTTAATGTAGAATCAAAACCTATGCCTTTATCTATATAAGTACCACCTTCAAAAATAAAACTAACATCTTTTACATTAGCATCTGATATTATAATAGGTAAAGTTGCATCTGGAAAGAAATCACAACCTACAAATGTAACCGATTGTGCTACACCTGTACCATATACTAAAATAGGAGTTATTTCAGGTACTATATTATATCCAAATTTACAACCTATAAATATATTTTGGTTAAATTCACTTAATCTTCTAAGATTAGGATCATCATTCCAAGTACCTAATTTAAGAATCCATTGACCTATTGTACAATTAGACCATTTATTATTATATTGGGTATCAAATGTACCAAGTGGTTCTAAATCAGGAGTAGTTAATCCAGTAGTTAAAGTTTTAAAGAAACAATCATTGAAACTGGATTCCATTAATCCTACTATAAGAAAATCACCCTCTGTTTGGATTTGCTTAAAATGTAATCTTTTACAAGCATTAACTTCAATTAAAATAGGAGTAGAGTTAGTAGTAATAAATCTTGCACCATTACCATCTACAATTAAAGAACTTGCTGTAAAGGTAGTATCTGATGGATTTCCAGATAATACATTTTTATTACTTATTGTAACTTTACTATTTAAAACATAATTAACTCCCCTTAGAGTTAATACTCCTCTGGTTATATAAGCAAAGAAACTATTAAAAGCAGATGAATCATCTGTTACTCCATCACCTCTTGCTCCAAAAAATTCAGGAAATATTCTTTTATCTACTCTTTTGTACCTATCTCCAGATGCAGATACTATAGTCATTATTCCATCATCAGCAGTAGAAGTATCTCCTGGATCAAATTCAAAATCTCCTTCTAATCCATTGTTTGAAATAAATATAGCAGGATTTTGCAAAGATATATCTGTATTAGCTATTGCTCTAACTTCCGAAATAGTCTTAGATATAACTACTTTATTAGTAGCTTTAGCATAATAATAAGGATCGAGTTCTTCAATTAAATCACTAAATAATTGTTTATATAATTTACCATTTACTTCTCTTACAATTCCTCCTATATCTACTTTATGATCAAAACCTAATAGATTAAGTACTCGTAGATCACCAAGTATAATAATACCTGTATCATCTGTTACAGGATTAGTTTCAGTAAAAATTTCATATATGTTAAATAGATGATCTATATCATATATGTCTGCACCTAATTCTATAGTATAATCATAAGCTAAACTAAATCCATCCGAAGATACTAATGCTGGAGCAACAGTTATACTATCTTCATCTTTCCAAGAAGTAACTCTTTTGGCAATACCTTGTCCTAATAATTTATCTAATTCATTTCTCCATTTAGGTATATTGGAATCAATAGTTAATATTTGATTCTCATCTCCTTTCGGAAGTCTTGTTAAATTTCCGCTTGCATTTCTATAGTATATATCTCCAACTGCATCACTACCTAACTCAATACCGCCTGCTATGTGTAAATCTTTTATTTTCTTTGCTATTGTACCTAAATCATAAGCATTGTTTGAAGCAGGTTCTAAAGCACTCTCTCTAAGAGTTAATCTTAATACATTATTGACTTCATATTCTGCATAACCATTAACGCCTGCAAATACTTCAAGTTTGGTATTACCACTTATTATATAAGAACGATCTCCAATTACTTTTGCTAATTCATACAAGTTAATTCTAATGGATTTATCAGAACCAATTCTACCAATAGCAACAAAATCATTCTGATCTTGAATATCAGAATGAGTTAAGGTAATTTCAGCATCTATAATTTTTGTCATTCTGTATAATAAGGATTAAATTCTACAGTTTTATGATAATTATAATCTACAATAAAAGTTCTTAGTATTTTACTTATTTCACTTCTTGTATCCGAATCTATATTTATTACAGAATTTCTTGCTATTTTTTTGTATTTTTCCCAAGCTAAAGCTGGATTAGTAAATTCATTATTATCCTTTAAAGAGAAATTAGGAACTAAGTGTCCTCTTTCTAATAACCTTTTAAGTATATACCAATCTAAAGCAGTTAATACATCTTCATTATCAGGTATTAAAGGAAAATATAATTTTAAATTAGCATCTAATTCAATAGGTAAAACTTTAATATAAATTCTAACATCTCCTGTTTCAAATGTAGTAATAATATAACCATTAGATAATTCATATTTTGCATAAGGATGGTATATTTCAGCATTAATAGCAGGAATAGCAGTATTTATACCTTCAATTCTATCTAATCTCCAACCTTCATATTCAACTGCCATTAACTCTTTAGTTTGAGGTGGAATAATACATTTATAATCTACTACTGAATCCTCAACTACAGCATCTTGTAGAGCTACAAATAAATCTAATTCCCCCATTCCTTGATGAATCCAATTAGGAACTCTTGATATAAAACCAGAGTAATCAATATTAAATCTATCAAATACTCTGGCTATACAAACTTTAGAAGATATAGTCAACATATCTTTATTGTTTTAGGTTATTGCAGCACTGTAATTGTTAATGTTCCTTCTGAAATAACTTCCACAAATAAATTTGTTTCTGCTATTTTGAAAGTAAGGACTTGTTGACCTGGATTCGATAAAAGAATATTTCCAATGGTAGATGATGTTCCCTCCACAATTTCTATTTCCATTTTTGCTACTTCCCCAGCGTCTCCTTCAGTTACATCATCTGAAAGAATCTGTAAATAATAATTTCCATTAATCAAATTTCCATCTTCAGCAAATGCTCTGTCAATGTATAAGCCTGGAATTTCAGTATCCCTTTCAACACTCGAAGCACTTGAATAGACATTAAGTTGTCCTGTCTGTATAACATCTACATCAATAGTGCCTTCACAAAGTTCACCAAGATCTCCAATACTTACAGCAAGAGTTTGTTCACTTGAGTGCTCAAGAGTGATTGTTACTTCTGCTGTTCCATCAACAAATGTTATAGCCGATATGTTAACCACTCCACCGTTTCCTTCGTTTTGATTAGAGGAAACAACATTTACTGTTTGTTCACCTGTAATTCTTTCTCCAGTTTGGTCAAGTGCCTGACTAATTTTTATAACAAATGGACTACCTTTTTCAATAATCAATGGATCAGTTGTTAATAACATAGTACCAGGACTGGCATTAATTGCAGTCATAGTTCCTTCATCATCTACTTCTACTTTCCAAATCTTATTTTCAGAAGATAAAAGTAAATACGGCTTAGGAGCTACTATTTCATTACTTAAGTATACTAATACTTCATTTAGTGATTTTATTTCTTTGTTAAGTAAGTCTACTAATCTAATTAAATCAGATTCTATATTACCCTCGTTCCCAAATACAAATTCTATTTTATTCATTTTAATATGGATATAATTCAAAAGTTCGTGTACAATAATATTCATCAACTCTTTCCAAAGCTAATATCTTATCTCTTAACCCTAATTCATCTGTTTCAATTATTTGCTCTACTGTTCCATTTTGATTAGTAAAATCTATCTGACTACGAGTAGAATTTCTAACAAGATTAGTAGGTACAATATTATATAAATGACTATTTGGATTATTACAATATCTATGGTGTAAATCTACCCAATAACTATATTCTTTATCTAAATAAATATGCCATTTAATATTATACTTACTCATAGAATTAATAAATGAATCCCTTGATATAAGTTTAGCTTCATATTTTTTAAGTAAACTTGGGTCTAATTCAGCAGCCTTTTCTTTTAAATATTTTAAGGATGCTCCCCAATCTACTTTCTTAATTCCTAAGTTAGGTTTATTCTTTTTAATAGTAGGCTTTCTTACAATTTTAATAGTAAATTGAGGAATAAGTCTACCATAATTTTCACCAGCTAATATACTCTTTTGTACATTATTAAAATAACACTTAAGTACAAATTTAATGCTATCTTCATCTATGTTTTCAAATTGAGTATAATATTCTAATCTTTCTTTAGCTACTTGTAGTTGTTTATACAAATTAACAACCTCTAATACATAAGTTACTACTAAAGAACTTTTGATTTTAACAAAATCGTATGATTTATTAGCATTATTCTTATCTATATCTTTAAGTATAGATTCAGGAATTTGCATTTTAGAAGCATCTTGTTTTAGAATTATATGTATTAATTCAGTAATATACAAATCACTTGAATAATCTAATACTTTAATTCTTAACGCATTAATGTTATTCGATAAGCTATCAATTACTGACTTATTAGTATCTATTTCAGACCTAACATTCTGTATAAAACTTGATACTACTGCATCTACAAATTCTTTATTAGCTGGCATATGTTTTTAATTATTGTCTAAATGAGGACTTATAATTTTATCTTTATCGTCAGTTAATGATAATTCAGTAGCTAATAACTTTTCTTTAACTAATTGAATTATATCGTCTGGCATAGGAAAATCTACTGTATCTAAATAAGTAATACCTGCTTGTTTAGCATCCAATGATTCATCTTGAATAAAATCATAAGACGAATGAACTCCTTCTACCATTATATCAATAGAAGTTAGAGGTTCATCTTCATCTATTTCATTAGGTACATAATATACATAAATATAACCATTTAGATAATCATATGTAGGAGGAGTAACTAATGATTCCTCTTCATCTACTTGGTATGCTTTTTGTACTGCCGGTAAAAGTTTATAATACTCTAAAGCAGCAGTATTTATAAAAGTAAATGGTATTTGACCATTAATAGACCCTACATAAGTAAAAGGATCATCAGTTATATATCGAACTGGTTTAGCTACTTTATTTATAGTTCTAAAACAGTTACCTACTATTTCATCATTTAAACTTGAATCAGCTATATTAACTCTCTTACAAGTAATAGAATATCTTGTCTTAAATTGAGAGTCTATCCCATGCTTATTTATTTGTTGTCTTATATATACAGCTAATTCTTGTTTATATATTGCTTTAACTCTCTCTTTTAACATATCGTCAAAAGGTCTATTGAGAGATAAGGCAATTTGATCTGCTATTTGTTTTAATGTAGCCATATATTAATTGTTTACATCGTATATATTACTGAGTCTATCTTCTACATTATTGGGTTTAGCTACTGTTTTAAAATTATGATCTATCTGCTTTAAAACTTTATTAAAATTATCTTTTTTAACAACTTGCTCGTAATTATTTTTTAATTCAGTACATTTAGTATTTAAACTATTTATATCTTCTTTCACTTTAGTTGAAAATACAATAATCCAAAAAACAGAACTTATAATAATAGGCAATAAAGTAGAAATGGCAGTATTAATAGTAAATTTATTATCCTGCTTTTGCATAGATAATACCAATTTTTCTAAATTTTCATATTGTTCTTTTGTCATTTCTCATTTCATTTATTATTTCTTCTATTCTATATAACTGATCTGTAATATCAGTAGCTTTCTCAAATTTCAATGTTTTTCCATTTATTTCTTTAAGTACATATATTATATAAAATACTTTATTTAGCTTATTATTATAATGTACCCAAGTATAAGGTTTGTTTAAAGTTAAATCCTTATTTACACAAAAATCACATTTATCAAATATTCCTTGTAAGGCTATGTAACATTTCTGTCCAATTACACTTCCGACTTGTTTTTCCAAAACATCATTTATGTATAAGATTTCATCATTGGATATATCTACAACATAAACAAAGTTTCTGTTATTATTTAAACTTATTTTAAGTATTTCATTTTCATCTGATATATTAGAAGTAGATATATAAATATCTTTAATTAATTCTCTTAAGTCAAGATATAATCGTTTGCTCATATTGTATTCTATGGGTTTATCACTATTATTTCATCTTTTAGTACAAAAGCATAAGGCTGTGCAACTCCGTTAATTTCATTTATAGCCCAACCCTGCCCATGAACAGGGTTATCAGACACTTTATCAAGCTTCTTGTTCAAACTCAACCAAATCATGTTCAATCATGTAAGACCTAAGTGTTTCAATGCTATCAAAGCCTATTAGTTCACACGGTGTACCGTGTTCACTTTCGTAGATCACATTTTGAAGTATCTCAACTTCATTACCTTGCACTACTTTCAGTGCGAATGGATATATTTCTCTTATCATATGTTTGTCGTGTTAAGGGTGAATGTTGTAACACCCTTTGTTGATTTGATACTGTTAATTAGGTACTTAGCTTGTTCAGCATCAGTTCCGAATTCGTCTGCTGTTGCTGCTGCTATTGCTGTAACATTAGCTGCTATCTGTTCTCTGATTATTACCGTTGCTGGCAGCGATGTACCTGTGTTGTTTAGTACGCTGTTTAATAAGGGTATCAAGTCAACGTAGTCCATAGTGTTACTTCCAGCGCGGTAATCTAATAATTGTAAAGTCGTCATGTTTGGCTTTGGGCTTCCTGTATTTCCTAATATATTACCTGTCCAGTTGATGCTATTGCTTTCTAACCACAAGACAGTCAATCCCGTTGGCAATGCCCCTGTATATGTCCAGTTGATATTACCATACAAAAGCAAGTAAGTTAATCCAGTAGGCATCGCACCAGTATATGTCCAGTTGATATTGCTACCTTCCAAATACAATAAAGTCAATCCCGTTGGCAATGCACCAGTGTGAGTCCAGTTGATGTTACTACCTACCAAACGCAAGAAGGTCAACCCCGTTGGCAATGCCCCTGTATATGTCCAGTGAATGTTACTACCTTCCAAACGCAAGAAGGTCAATCCCGTTGGCAATGCTTTATTACCAGTTGTCGGTAGTGCTGTTGCTAACGCCGTTACTTGTCTGATTTTCTGCGTCAAAGCAGGCAAGTTGTTCAGATTCCAGCTAACAATAGGCATAGTTGCATCCGTGCCAGTGTAAAAAACAATAGTAGGATAGTTTATGCCATTATGATTTCCAAAACTCCTAATCCTATCAGCCCTCTTTATCACAAGTGTTCCTGATTGGTTATTGGGGCAGGATATTACAACAGTATGTTGTCTAAGCTGTACACCATCAAACAAAGCATCATTAATCACTGTTGTGCTTACAATCACAGCGCTTCCAGTAGCTTCAACTGTTAAATCAGCCGTAGCTGAAAATGTAATTGTACCCTCTGTGGGTGTTCCACTTGTTCTTCCTGATACAGGTAACACTAAATCCCATATAGGAATATTAGTAGTATTAAGTTGGAAAGTTGTTACTCCTTTACCTCCATCTATCACAGGTAATTGTATTCTATTAATTAAAAATCTACATTGTTCAGCTTGTGAACCAAATTCATCTGGGATTGCATTAAGAATGGCTGTTACATTCCCTACTATCTGTTCTCTGATTGTTACTGTTGTTGGCAAAGTACCAACATTGTTAATCAGACTATTAAGTATTGAAATAAGGTCAGCGTAGTCCATTGTGTCGGAAGGAGTGCGGTAGTTAAACAGTGATATATTACTCATATTAGCCTTAGGTGTGCCTGTATTTCCTAAAATGTTACCTGTCCAGTTGATATTGCCGCCTGACAAATACAAGTAAGTCAATTCTGTAGGTATCGCACCAGTGTAAGTCCAATTGATGTTGTGGCCTGACAAAATCAAGAAAGTCAATCCCGTAGGCAATGCTCCAGTGTAAGTCCAATTGATGTTATTACCCCACAAAAGCAAGAAAGTCAATCCCGTAGGCAATGCCCCTGTATATGTCCAGTTGATGTTGCTGCTTTCCATGTACAAGTAAGTCAATCCTGTAGGTATCGCACCAGTGTATGTCCAATTTATGTTATTACCTGACAAACGTAAATAAGTCAATCCAGTAGGCATCGCTCTATTACCAGTTGTCGGTAGTGCTGTTGCTAACTCCACTGTTTGTCTGATTTTCTGCGTCAAAACAGGTAAGTCATTCCAATTCCAACTAACAATCGGCATAGTTGCATCCGTGCCAGCGTAAAAGTTAACCGACGGGGTACTCGCTCCATTATGATTACCAAACGCTCTTATTCGATCTGAACGCCTGATAATTAACGTGCCTGATTGGTTGTTTGGGCAACTGATTACAACGGTATGCACCCGAAGCTGAACGCCGTCAAATAAAGCATCATTAGCCCTTGTTGTGCTTACAATTACAACACTTCCAGTCTTTTCAACGGTTAAATCTGCTGTTGATGTAAATGTAATTGTGCCATTTGTCGGAGTGCCTGATGTGCGACCTGATACGGGTAACACTAAATCAGCACGACCAATTGTAAATTTGCTATTGCTTATATATCTGTTCATTGTATGCTGAAATTAGTAAATGGAAACTCATTGCCATTTTCCGCCTGAAATGT